CTATTTACATTTGTCGCATTTGCACATTTCCATGTGATAAGGAAAGCTGGAATCAAGTTCAGTGATCCAGTCGCCATGCGTTTCACACTTAAAAACCTGCCAAGGCAAGTCATATTCAATCATCCATTCAGCAATGCGCTTGGGTACTTCGAGCATGAAATCGCCGTTAGACACAACTACACTTCCAACGTTCCCAGATAAAACCATATCGCTTAAGCGAAACACTTTATCTTTTAGTAGTTCACACTCAATCTTTAGTGCCTCATGCTCTTTGCGAAGTTGAGAATATAAGGTCTTATACTTAGGCTCTGGTGCTAATTTCATGACAGTTAGTTTCCGAGTACCCATTATTTATTTGAAGCCATGATCCCATTTAAGTATTCGATCTGCTCGTGAGAGTGCGACTTCATGAACCTGCCGTAAACACGTTCCAACATCATCGTGCTCTTGTGCCCCATCTGTTCTGCGATAAATGACAGGTTTGCTCCTTTGGTGATCAACCAACAAGCGTAGGTGTGACGAGATTGATATGAGCAGCGGTGGCGAATAGCCGCTCGCTTTAGTGCGCGTGACCATAGTCGATTGTAGGTTGTCGTCTTATAAGTCTCGCTAGGTGCTTGGCCATTACGACGTTCTGGGATAAAAACGAATCGAACGCTTTCCTGGCGAAAGGTGTTTGAACCTTTTACTTCCACAAAAATATCTCTCACCGGGCTAAACAAGGTTAGCTTTCTTTGAGACTTGAGAGCGTTAAGGGCAGGCTCGAGCAAATGAATAGTTCTTGCTGACTTCTTATTCTTCGGTGTTGTGAATTTTCGTTCAATCGTGACATTGCGAGAAATCTCGATCGTCCCTTTATCTAGATCAACATCTTCCCAGGCTAACGCACAAAGTTCACCAGTTCTCATGCCAGTGTATATGGCTAAGGTGAACATATTCCGCTGCTGTAAGTTGGTCGTTGATTCTATTAGCTGGTGGAATTCTTCTAGTTCTAGTGGGTCCGGTTCGCCAGAGCCACCACTAAGCAGATCAACATGCAGGAATGGATTATCATCGATAAATTTTGACTTCACCGCTAGGTCAAAGCATCGGCGTAGCAGTTTGATCATATTATTGATCGTCTTTGCGCTACGTGACGCACCAGTGCGAGTAGGGGAGTCGACCATTAACTTTTGGCACTTGAGTGCATCCATGATCGTGATGGTGGAAATCGTACGTTCCTCCCCAACAAACAAGCAGCATGCTCTTGCTGTGGTACTCAATACATAGAGTGACTGTGAGGCCATTGTCGTTTGCTTCAATTGAATATAGTCATCAAACAACTCGCGAACGGTAAGGTTCTTACCACGCTGTTCTGGCGTCGCAAAGAGTTGTGCTTTCTTTGATGTTGGAAAGCGTGACAAGTAATCAAAAGTGCCCAATGAAATTTCAGAAAGTATAGAAGCGCGTAGATGACCTGCTTTTTTGAGATTGCCTTTGGTGACTTCCCATCCTTTTAGTGTCTCCCGACAGCGCATCTCGCGGTAAGTAAAACTAATGCGGATAGACTTACCGCGGATCTCTACACCTTCTGGTGTGTTCATTACGCAACCCTTTCTCTTGCTGAAAACTCATCAATGGCAACACGGTCATACTTAAAACTTTTGCCACCACCACTACTCTTACCGGATGCTTTTTTAAAGTGAACGCCTTCAACCCAACGAAACTGACGATAGTCTTTGATTTCATTGGTAGACATACCCGTCAAATCCATCAAAAGATCTTCTTTCACCCAGCGGCTAGGCTCTAATTGAATCACCGTAAATGTTCTCATCGGTAAACCTCCAATAAATAATGAAAATAAAAGTCCTGCAATGCCCCGTTATCAAGTGATGGGGCATAGGCGAATTACATAAATGAACTAAGGGACGAGAAGTTAGAGCAGGTCTATGGATTGCTCTGCAAAGTCGGTCATAAACTCGGGTGATAGGCTGATATCACTCGGGAACTCTTTACATACCCCGTAGCCGTTGGCTTCGTTCTCTGGTTTGATGAAGGTCAGTTGAATAACTTCACGACCTTGAATAAAGCTGAAGTAGGGGCCTTTTGCTGTCACCGCGCCCAGTTCGGTTTGAAAAGTTGCATTAGCCATGGGTAAGCTCTCCTTTAACGTATTGCAGTGCATGGTTAACACAGCATTGGATGGTGTTTGCTTTGTCGTAAGTACCGTAGTGGTAGTACTGAATGCCACGTTCGATGGCTTCATCCAGCTGGTGGCCAGAGATGCCTTGTGCTTGGAGCTTGTTGGTTAAGTGACGTTTAACAAAGTGTTCGTTTGGCTTTTTGGTTTCTGACATCTCACGCTCTCCACTGCGGTAATAAAACATTCGGCTTGAACGGATGGGCTTTTTTGACAAAGCGGAAGCCTTCGCAATTAGAATCGCCTCTTACAGACGTTTTCTTGTTTGGCACCTTGTCTTTCTCATCCATGGTTAGTTCGTAGTAAGGATAAATAGAGCGAGGTTCAGATTTGATTTTCAGCCCCTTACCACGCAGGTAGTAGATGGCCTTACAAATCAGTTGAGGTTTAACCCCCAAATCACTACTAATCTGATAGGTTGAGTTTCTGCCTGGATGTTCAAGCAAGTACTTTCCCACCGCTTTTGATCTTCCATTACCCTGTATTGAACCAACGATGCGTTGTGCTTCTATATATTGTTCTTTGGTTAGACTCATGCTTGCAGTCCTTGCTTATCTAAAATCTCCTGCTCAAGCCTGGCGATTAAAACCTTGGTTTCTCTTATGCTGAGTGGTGTATTTTTCCAGTCCATTTTGTTTAACCTGGCGTGAACCGCACGGCCAACAATGAACAAGTTTTCTATCGTTGGTGATTTTATTTTTTCAGGCGAATTGTCGTAAAACCGGATCACATGACCATCGGGTATTTTCCCGTGAACGCTCTCCCACAAAACACGATGAGCTAATTCATAGGCATTCGTTCCCATTCTTACTTTCACTAGCAAGTAGCCGTCTTTTACGTCAACACGAGTTGAGCCCAATGGTTTTTCATCGTCTTTCTTGTTGCTGCGAACTCCACCAAATTGAGTCTCAATTGATTTGCCTCTTGCTGGCATGGGCTTGCCTTTGTTGTGCGGCTGTTGGCCTTTAACAAAGTAACCAGTGCGGCCTGCTTTGAATTGATATCGTTTTAGCGAGCCATACATAGTCTTTTTGTTTACTGAGCAATTGAATTTATTGTTGAACTCATCAAGCCAATCCTTTATCGGAGCGTTAGCATAATGCTCCGCCATGAATGCCTTCATTTCTTCTGAGTAATACACAACTGCTCCGGTATCTCTGCGTGACGAAAATCGGTTTTGAATTTTGCAGCATCAAGCATCAATTGAGCGTTGGAAGTGATGTCTTTAGCGATACTTGATAAAGCCTTGGCGCGCCCAACTTCCTCTTTAAGGCGGTCGCCAACTATCTCTTCATCACTTAGCCGTTCTAGCTGAGCAAATAGGTGATCGTTTAAGTCAGTTAACTTGTTCTTCATTCTGTAAACTCCTGGTCGTTGTAGCACTCATCACAAATAAACATGTATTCGCCCGTTTCATCCCATGTGAGCTCAGCTTCTTTTCCGCACTTCTCGCAGTTCTCACACACTTCACAATCGAGTACCTTTCCGATTTCTTTTGCTGCTGCTTCCGGCAGAGTGCAAAGGGTCAGGTCACCTAATGTCAATGTGTAGAATTTCTCACCTGGCACGGTTAACTGCTCGAGATGGATGCTAATAGAGATTGGGTTAGTGGCGGCAAACGTTAAATCACCAGCTTGTAGCCGAACGAATAGGTGCATTGGTCTGCTCTCAGAACTGAGTCGATAACTCGTATCACCCATTTCCCATGTGCACTGTTGTTTTTTCATTACGTCACCTTATTTGATCAACTGAAAAACTGGCGGCAACGTTCGCCACCGCCAACATGATTAGCTGGAGAACGAACCGATAAAGGTATCAATCTCGATCTCGCCTTCTTTAAAGCAAGCTTGAAGTTTGGTTTGGAACTCTTCGCCCATCTCTTCTTCGTGTTGCTCAAGCTTCTTGATGCGTAGAACTAGGATCTCGTTACCGATGGTGCTCATGCGCATTTCAAAGGTGCGTTCTGCTAAACCTAAGTACGGAATACAGGTGAACTTAAACACCGCAGGCATCGGGAACTCTTCTTTAGTACGAACGGCAATGGACTCGTACTCAGATTGGTGATGGCTAAAATCATCCACGTTTGATTCACGGCCAGCTTTCGCTTCGAATTTCATGTTACGAATCGCAGCTGAAGCCACAGAGTTTTCGATTAGCTCACCAGTTGTAGAGAACACCTGAACAAATTCGCTGTAGTCTTCGACCCATTCAGCCAGTTGTTTTTGGTTGTTCTTTTTCTCATCCATATTGATGAGCGCTTTAAATGCAGCCGTTTGGCGCAACACCAATTTTGCTTGGTGCTTACAGTGACCAGGAACAGTTTGAGTACCAAGATCAAAGATAGTGACTGCGGCCATTTGGTCAGCATCAATAAAGCATTGGTTACCTTCGGTTTGGTAGTGCTCGTGATAGCGCACGAACTCGTCGATGTTAGCTGTACGCATTGTGCCGCGGAAATAATTGCGGTTTGGCATGTACTCTTCTAAATCATGCAGATTGAAAGACTGAGGCAGAGCCGCGACAGGGAAACCTGCCTTCTGTAACTGTTCTAAGAACTGTGGGGCATTCGCTGATTCTTGAATCTGTTGGATTGCTGATTTATCCATTTATCTGTTCTCTCTTTAGAGTGATTGCTGGTGGACTGGGTTAGCCGCGTACTTCGCGAAGCTGACCTTCTTCAATAACTGCTTGGCCGTGAATGTCTTCTTTTGGTCGGTCGTAGGTGAGTTTTCCGCCTTTGCCGACGTAGGCGATAGAGGTGTACTGAAAGTCCTCACTCTTGGCACCAAAGCCCGTTTTAGGTTCTTTCACTGACATATTTGCCGTGATTTCTACCATTTCGTTGTTGGTACCCATTGGCTTGAGCTTTAGGTTCAGCTTTACTTCGCCTTGCTTATCGCTGTAAGAAACAGCGCGTGAAACGTTAGAGAGTGCAAGGCCAATAACGTTGGAGATAACGCCGCCATCTAGCTCTTGCATCAATTTAGGAAAGTTGGTTGTACGGTCTTCTATGCTTAGGTTGCCTGCTTCTTGGCTCATGATTTGTTCCTCAAGATTGGTTATCCACACCCTAAAACCCTTGATCTGAAAGGCTTTAGGTTGTGCCCTTAGTAAGGGCATTCCCGTTCCCATCCTTGGATAGTCACTTCCGGTCACCGTTTCACTTTTCGTCGTAAGACAGACATAGGCAGAGACGCTCCGGTGCAGTGGTTATTCGCCCCACCAGCTGCTGGGGTAAGTCGTTGGAATGAGCCAAATGTACCATAAGTACATATTAAGTAAAGAACCAAAAGTACATTTATTTGTATTGGGTACAAAAAAACCGCCCGAAGGCGGCTATCTAAAAAGAGGATTTCTCTAGTGAGTGAACTTATAGTGTTATTTATTCTGACTTTATAGTGACTTCGGTTTTTATAGGGTTACTGTATAATTTTTGTTGCTGCTCGTAGATCTCTTCCATGTCTGGACCCAGGTTTGACTTACCCCATTTTGCCACTTCCCCATCTTTGAACGTCACCACGAGACTGTCACTAGATAGCAATTCATTGTCGAAGGTAGTAAAACCATAGGTTTCAGGATTCCAGTAGACCCAACGTGTGCGACTTTCGGTTACATCGGTTCGTTTCGGCTCGCCAAGAATATTTACCACTTCTTGTTTTGACATGCCAAGCTCAAGCTGAAGTGAGGCTTTGCCGTAATCAACTTTATTTTGTGCGCAGCCAGTAATTAATAAAGCAGCAATAACACTAAAAATTATATTTTTCATATGTATACCGATATCCTAACTATCCAAATTAATTCTCAATAAAAATAGAACTTTAGTATCTCAATATATGCACAAAGATCATCAGGTTTTTGATGCATATGTGATAGTGCTCAACACCAAGAAAGCTATTGTTGCAGATACAAAAAACCGCCCGTAGGCGGTTAGTTACAACATGACTGAATACCAAAAGACTCTTCCGAGTACGACAATATCTGTCGCTTCGTCCTGTGAGTAGCGTTCCTCGGGGTGTTCTTCGGCGTTGTAGCTACGAACCCTTAATCCACCACCTGGTGTTTTGTACAAGAGCTTCACGCGAAGTTCACCTGAGTGATTAATGGCGTACATTTTTCCATCCACGACTCCAGTGCTAGAAGTATCAATCCCGACAGTTGAACCGTCCGGTAATACGGGTTCCATGCTATTTCCCGTTGCTTTTACACATACAGCACACTCTGGCGGAACGTTGTAGCGGCGTAATGTCGATTTAGCAAAACGCAGTTTAAGACCAGTATGTTCACGTTCGGCTACTTCACCGCTGCCAGCTGAAAGGCGAATATCTGCAAAAAATGGCACTTCTACCTCATCATCTGAAAGTGGGGTTTTACGATCCCATGCGTCAATTTCTCCTAAAATTTCCGCATTGGCTTCCGTTGGTTGTTGAGGTTCGTTGGGGTTGGAACCGCTGTGTTGTTTTCCGTACTGCAGCCAGAACAGATCAACTTTGAGGAGGTTCGCTAATTCTTCCATTTTATTTTGGCGCGGCATTGACTCTGCGTTAAGCCATTTGCTTACAGCTTTTGGCGTCACTTTAAGTGCCTTAGCTAAAATAACGCCTCTTCCATGATCTTCTATCCCAGCTTTTGTACAGGCCTGTGCAAGCCTTTGGGCGAAGTTTGAACGCACATTTTCACTATGAACCATAGGTTCAATAGTAAAACTTCTTGATTGTACTTTCAGTTCCGTCATAATATGTACTTATAGTTCATTGTAAGGGCGAAATTATGCTAAAACAGGTTATTACTCAGATAGGTGTACCAAAAGTAGCGCTAGCTTGCTGCGTTAGTAATAGAGCTGTTTATAAATGGTGTGAGAGAGGTGTACTTCCTAGAACGGATTTCACTGGTGAAACCAATTACGCCTCGATCATTTCGGAATTATCTCAAGTGACAGAAACACCCGTCACTAAAGAAGAACTTCTCAACATTCCACGATAGAACAATCTACAGATTGCCAAGGAGGTACTCCATGACCCACACACAAGGCAGGGGGAAATTCCCTCGCTTCTATGAAGGCGTTATTCGTTTTAAGAAACACCATAGCCTGCGCGCTATTGCGTTAAGGCTTGGTTACACAGAAGTGGATTACAGCAACCGACTAAAGAAACGCTTTAACACCAATCAACCGGAATCAAAGTTGTTTGTTGATGATGTTATTGCGTTCACCAAAGAGTCTGGGGACTACAGCATGATCGACGGACTATGCAAAGAAGTAGGGCTGTGCACACCTATGCCGTTTAACTACAACTCCCAGGCAAATCTAAATACCGAGTTTTTGGTTGCTACTAAGGCACTTGGTGAGATGGCCGAGCAACTTAACGTAAACAAGCTTTCTGCCAATGGGGTCAGCCGTTTGTCTTCATCCATTCATACGCTGGTGGCTTCGGCCATGACGATTGGCTATGCCGCTGAAAGCCGCTTTGGTGGTATCAGCATGGCCATGATGTTTGGCGATATGTCTTCGGGAGTCTTGTCATGAATGTGATGGAAACGCTCAACACCATAGAGCAGTTGGTAGAGATCTATCGCAGTTCTATTGCGCTGGAGCAGAACGCCGCAGTTAAGAAACAACTGGAAAAGGAAGCGCTCAAGGCGATTAACGCAAAGACCCAAAGATATTTAGAGCATCTGGAAATGGAAAAGCCCTAACAAGCTGCAACTTGTTAGGGCTGTGAATCAGCAAACGAAGGTCGATTCAATGGAAAGAGTAACACAACAGCGCCATCGCGCAAGAATTAAGGCCGTCTTAGTTTTTGATAACTACGTCTATTTCGTAGCAATTAAACCAGGCGATTGGAGATGGGTAAGTAAACGAACTGTAAGCCGAATGACACAGGAGCAGGGCTATGGAATTAAGTGAGCGTTTAAAGCAGGTTGATCACCTCCGTCGCGCTGCGATGGGGAACGCCAAGTTTAAGGCGAGTGCCAAGCAGCATGAGTCGGCATTAAAACCAAAGTCACGATCTCTGGCAAAGAGCAAACCACGCAGTTCGTTTGCCGACTGGGCAGGGGGTAAGTGATGTCTTTTTCTGCTGCGTATTTTGACTTATCCGGTCGGCAGCTCAGCAGTGGGGAGTTCTCACTGCTGACCAAATCAATCGACACGGCTATTGAAGATGCTATCGCATTAAGTGGTTTTGATGTGGTTTCGTCATCCACCTCGTTTGCTGTGTTGGGTCAAGGTAATAAACGTTTGGTAGTAGGGAAGGCAGAAGCATGTCAGTAAAGGTAATGAGCTACGTTTGGGACATTCCGAGTTTTAAAGGTTCTGATAAGTTGGTAATGCTTTGCCTAGCTGACCATTCGGACGATAGCGGTCTGTGTTGGCCGTCTATCGATACTATTGCTCGTAAGTCTGGTGTTTCACCTACCACAGTAAAATCCACTCTTAAGAAACTGGAAAAGGGTGGATGGCTATTCAAAAAGAACCAATTCAAAAAGGCGGATACAGGTCGCTTAGTCCGTTCGAATAACCAGTACCAATTGCCTGTAATGCTGTTGAAAAAGAAAGCAGATGAACAGACGGATTTTGAACAGTCGAATTTCGTCTGTTCAAAAGTCGAACGTTCGAAACTCGAACAGACGAAACAACCAGAGGGGGTAGGTCAAATTCCGGCTGGGGGTAGGTCGGAATCCGGCTATAAACCACCAATAGATCCACCAATAGAACCATCAAGTAAAGATCTTGCTCCGAGCGAACCGCTCGAAGCAGAACCAGCGTTGTTTGAAATTCCTTTGAACAGGAAAGGGGAGTTTCATGGAGTAACTCAACCGGACATCGACCGCTATTCGGATTTGTTCGGTGCAGTGAATGTTCGTGCTGAACTGAAAAAAATGATCGGTTGGTGCGATGCCAATCCCCGTAAGCGAAAAACCAAACAGGGTATCGAGAAGTTTATTCAAGGTTGGCTTGGCCGTGAGCAAGACAAGGGGCGTTACTTGCCGCCAGAGCAGCAACCGCAGCAAGCCAAATCGGACGGTGACGAGATCAAATCTAAGGTTCGTCAGCTTGAGATGGACATCGACAACGAGAACCAGCACCTGCTGCGCGTGATGAACTATGGCGGGGCTGAACAGGCGATTCAAGCCAGTAAGAACAAAATCAAGCGTCTGTCGGACGAACGCAGGGAATTGTTAGATCAGCTAGCGGAGGTGGATTCAGATGGTGGAGAAGTTAGTTGGCGTGATGGTTTCGCGGCCTAAGGTTTGGGTACCTGGAGAGCTTTGCAGGGAGTTAGGGATTTCTGCTTTGGAGTTAACTCAGTTGATCACCAAGGCTCGCAAGCAGGGTGTGGAAATACATCGGATGTCGGACACGAGAACTGGCAGCACAAACAAGATTTGGATAAGGGCCTAGGGAGACAGGCAAATGTTTGAATTAAGCACAAATACAGAGATGACGATGAGCAGTCGAGAGATTGCTGAGTTGACGGGAAGTCGTCACGATAACGTGAAAATTTCCATGGAAAGAATGAGAAGATCAGGAGTTATATCGTTTACTGCAATGCAGGAACCGACCGTTGGAGGTGGAAAGCCAGCAACCGTTTATCGTGTCGACAAGCGTGATAGCTATGTTGTGGTGGCTCAGTTATCACCTGAGTTTACTGCGGCACTGGTCGATCGCTGGCATGAGCTAGAAAAGCAAACTCAGCTTCAAGTTCCCCAATCATTTGCTGAAGCACTGCAGTTAGCGGCTAACCAAGCCAAGGAACTGGAAGAAAAGAACCAGGCATTAGCTATCGCAGCACCAAAAGCAGAATTTGCTGATGCGATTGCCGGAGCGGATAAAGGCGTGAAGCTTGGTCAGTTTGCAAAAACGGTAGGTTTAGGACCTGTCACTATTTTCCGTGTACTACGAGAGTTAAAGATCTTCATGAGCCGTGGAGACTCTTACAACTTGCCGTATCAAGACTATGTCGAGCGTGGTTACTTTACGGTGAAGCAGGGCACTTACGAAACTAACTCCCAAACCAGAATAAGCCACACAGCATTGATCACCGGAAAGGGTGAGATCTGGCTGCGTAAAAAGCTTCTTGAAACAGGTCATTTAAAGGCGGTGGCAGCGTGAAGATCATTCGAGTATTACCCAATAGCAAAGCGGTCGATGCCTTGTGTATTTGCTATGAGAACAAGCGGGTTTATACCCATGATGGCAAACCGTATTTCGTCACTGATTTGGAGGTGGAAGGCAGAGGCCGTTCTACTCGCTTAATGGCAAAGCTAGAGCCGGTATTTGGAGAGGCAACGGCATGAGCGCATTAGAGCAAACGCTTCTTCTCCAAATCAAAGCATTGGGGTTAGATCTCCCCGAGAAGGAATACCGATTCCATGAGACAAGACGTTGGCGTTTTGATTTTGCTTACCCAGAGCAGCAACTGGCGGTGGAAGTGGAAGGCGGTACCTGGACGGGAGGTCGTCACACTCGCGGCAGTGGTTATGAGAAAGATTGCGAGAAATACAACGAAGCAGCATTACGAGGTTGGTCAGTTCTACGATTCACCGGAAGTATGATCAAAAGCGGCAAGGCAGTACAGACATTAAAGGAAGCGTTATCGTGAAGAAGGTTTACATTGCAGGCCCAATGACGGGATTACCAGAGTTTAACAAGCCAGCGTTCTTTGCGATGGAAGATGAGTTGAAACGCCGTGGGTGTATTGTCATGAACCCCGCTATTCTGCCGGATGGTTTTGAGTGGGAAGAGTACATGCACATTTGTATTCCAATGTTGGCCTGCTGCGACACGGTAGTGTTTTTGGATGGCTGGCAGCTTTCGAAAGGGGCTCGTTTGGAATACGACAAAGCGGTCGAGATGGGTAAGCAGCTGGTTACCAAGCCGTTGCTTGAATCGAAAGTCGCTTAAGGTAGGGAAGATGCTAAAAGTCAGCTTGGATGTGGTCCCGACACTGAATGCCGCGCTCATTCCGCTAAGCCCAAACAAAGAGGCGATTCAACGCTTGCTGGTGGACGGTAAGATCGGGTTAGTTTCTCCCAATCAACGTTTGGCCACAAAGACCGCTGGAGGGTTGTCTTCGGATGACCTCTCTTTGGTGGCGTTCTTCGCTAATGAAGACGTGCAACTGCTTATCGGTAGCACGGCTAAGTATGTTGATACGATTTCAGAGTGTCAGCTAAAGGATGAAGGCTACTGCAATCATAATCTGAAAACTCGAGTAACCGGTGAGGGGGCGATTCGTTTGTGTTGGCATCACGACAACATGGCCGACGACAGTCACCAGGCATTCTCGATAGCCCGAAAGAATACGGTTCGTCACGGTCTGATGGTTGTCTCTCGCCAGCTGCATGGTGAAGTAAGGCGCATCACGGATGTTGATTTATGCTGGTGGGCCGTTCGCAATGACGTGTATTCGCTATTGCCGCAGTCTGTTCTCGATCGTCAGTTCAAACGAGAAGAGGGCAGCAAGCGAGTTGGTGTGCTGGGAAACGTGGATACAGATGCCCGGTATGTATTCGAAGGTCAGCTAGAGCAACTACAACGATTAGCAAAGCCGGTACTGAAACTGGTCATAGATGACGATCCACCAGCCATGTACCTAAGAAAGCCTAAGCCAATCCGTTGGGAGAGCGAGAAATACCTTTCGTTCGTGCGCAAGTTACCTTGCCGAGTGTGTGGCAAGACTGCAGGTATCGCCCATCACCTAATAGGCCATGGAGAAGGAAAGATGGGAAGTAAGGCCTCGGATATGTTCACCATCCCGCTTTGTCATGATCATCACCAAGAGCTACACCGCAATGTGAACGCCTGGGAACGTCAACACGGCGATCAGCTCTGGCATGTGAAGGAGACTATTAACCGAGCGTTGATGGTTGGGGCGTTGGGGTGAGAAGATGCTTCAAACCTGGCATTGACGCCGTTATTTGTTAGTCCCTAGATAGCTGGTCGATACTCTTTAATAATTTTCGGAATCACTCTCGGTTTGAGTTCGTTTAATTCGATTCCACGCAGTCTTCGGGTTTGTCTTTGTATATCAACTCGTAATTACAGATATGCTCCTAAAGCTTGGAGATACAGTTGGATGGTGGTGACTGTTTTCGGTCCTATAGTTGCGTTGCTTTACAAAAAATTTGACATATTTCGTGTTAAAACTTCGTCACTTGGTCTAAGATGACTAAACTTTAAACATGTAAAAAAAATTGTAAAGCGAGTTCGTTTAATGAGTGGATACTTTGAGAAAGCACCGTTAGTTTATGTAGTTGCGAAAATAACGGTAACTGAACTCCCAACCCTACTAGCTGAGCAAATTGTACAGCTTGAGCAGGCTATGTTCGAATGTGACTTGATTCATAAGGCTTATCTCAACACCCCCAAAATAGTTATAGAACAGTCGTCAGTTCGAGAACAAAACCCTGTTAATCGAAAATGTTACATGTCGTCTTCTCGCAGTGAGTCTTTGGTTATTTCAGACGAAACTATAGAGTGGCGAGTAGCTGACTATAAGGACTATAGTTCCTTTAAAACGAGACTCTCAACTGTTCTAGATAAGCTCATTGAAGTAATGAGACCATGGCATAACGTTAGAGTCAGAGAGATTTCATTATCATATGTAGATGTTGTAATTCCTATATCTCACAAATTATCAGATTATTTCTCTGAACTTGTATCATTACCTTTAACATCTCAGAAGTCTTCTCTTGAAACTGATGTCTTGCAACTTGGAAAGTTGGAGTGGCAAAGAGTGGTCAACGAAAGGTTAAAAGTTGAGGTGTCGGTAGAACAATTATCTAAAAAAGTGCGTAAGTATATACCTGATAGTTTGGTTGAACCTTCACAACAGTTTGCTCAACCGTTGAGTTTAAATGGAAATATAGAGCAGTGCACAGATTCACATTATGCTGTGTTGATGACTCAAACCTCGACAATACCGGAAGTAGAAACTAAATTCGAAAGTCTAACTTTAGATATTCTGGATAAAGTACACACTTATGATCGCAGTACATTCAAGTCTATGATTAATCTTCCGTTGTGCAAGGAAGAGTGGGGGTATCGGGAGTTTACGGCTTAGAGATTAACATTATGAATAATTCTTACATGAATACTAGCAATAGCTTTGACGATATCATTGCCAGGAATACTTATCAGACTGAGTTTGAAGATGGGCTAAAAAAGACAGATACGAATACAGTGCAAGTTATTTCAATCGATCAATTTCGTGGTGATTACTTAACGGAGTTTAGGCGTTCAGGCTTCTTTAAAAAATGTGAAGTTATCACAATTAAATGTGAAGGCTATGCTCTTGCTGAATCCGAAAGATTGGAAGAACTTACAAGTTCTTTTCAAGATGTTTTAAGTGTTCGTGACATGATTGAGACAATCAAGTCATCGCTGGGTATAAATTACTCTCAGATGGCTAATATTCTCAAAGTTTCGCGTGTTACGGTATACAACCATTTAAAGGGTGATGGTCCTGTCGAACTATATGAATCTCTTTACGAAGTTGCTAAGGTGGCAGAGGAAAAATATGGTTCAATCTCCCATATTTTGAAAGCTGTCAAGATTGAGGGAAAAACCTTATTAAAGCATTTTGAAGCTGAAGGACCAAATATCAACTTACAAAGATTTTGCTCGCTTATTAAGTTAGCTATGGATAGTCGACCTAATAAGAAAGAAGTAAGAGTATCTCACAAACAACAAGTTGAACGACACATATCAAACACTCGAATTAGGTAGAAAAAGTATATGTCAAATGCAGGCAGCGAGTTGATCATGAAAGGCTTTCGCCAAGGAGTTCATTTTTATGGCAGTAGTCTAACTGCAGATGCGCGAAAGCTTTTGATGGATAGTCGCTCCGAAGCAAGGAAGAGAACTAAGCCTGTTTTAGACAAACAGTTACTACTATTGATTTCGCAAGATTGTGATATCAATAGTGGTTCTGTTAGTAGTGTTGAACTTCTCGTTGGTCGACTCCTTAGACCTCGAGAAATTGGTGACAGTAAATTTTATAACGGCAGAAACTTTCAAAAGCTATATTTACGCATAAATGATCAGCACTGGTGCTTTGAGCTAGCTTTACAAACCACAATTGAAAAAGATGAGTTGTTAACAGGATTTGTGTCAGATGCAGATGGCGACCTCCAAGCTTTAGATGAAGTCAATCAACAGATACTGCTTACTTGGTTAGCTGCGAAGTACACTCGAGCTCCTTTCCCTCATGGGTTTAATACACGTTTCTTACCGTATCTAAGAAATGAAGAACCAAACAACCTGTTTGCTTTGTGTCTAGAAAAAAACGCTTCACATGTTTTAGATTTATTTGCATACGTATCCCCGGAAGATGATGAAGCGGAGTCTTATGAAGTTATATTAGTTTTGGCACTTAAACTAGATGTCCCTGAAATTGTATATACTGAATTAGATCAAGTGATGAGTTCTTTTGTTGAATCACTACATGCTAAATTTTATCCAGCCTTAATAATGAAACAAATTGAAGATACTGCTGGAGAAATTCTAGACAATGTTGAATACGTTCAGAGACCTGAAGATTTCGTAAAGTCAGACGAGCTTAAAATGAGCTCGCTAACATTAAATTACTTATGTTGGCCAGATCAGGGTTCTGAAAATTGTCAGTAAGCAGTAGGTTTATAGGTTTGATTATCTATAGCCAAACCACATTATTCTTGGTGTCTTGGTCAGCGTTCTTGTCCAGGTAGTGCTTTACCTCCCCATCATAAAGCAGGATAAAGCACTTTCCGTTTAGGTACGTTCCTACCAGGTAGTGGTATCTAGGGATGGTATAAACAACTTCGTACCCGTCAACATCAGAGCAGAGTGCAGATACATCCATGATCTTCAGTCGTCTTACACCCACAACGTTGCCCACTTCCATAAAGCCACCAAAAGGGATTGTCTTCCAGTCTCCACTGGCCATTAACACCGATACATTATCTTCGGTGCTGTTGTAGCCGCATGGGCCATCAGGTCCAATTCTGTATATGCGGTGTCCTACCAGGCGTTGAATCGTCTTGTACATTTCAAAAAGGGATTACCATTTAACTGTATATATATACAGTTTATCATTGGTGGTTGAGCTGTCCAATTTGATTGATTCAACATTGTGGTGAGGGGAAATAATATTATGGGTTTGTGTGTAAACATCGAAAAGTGGCAGATGTCAGCGGCGATTGGAATGGCGACGGAGGCTATCCGTGCTAAGTACAACGAAGGTGCTGGTGGCGGTGGTTTTGGCATGGCTGATATTGAAATGGGCTCTAAACTGGATGCCGGTAAGGTGCTTTCTACATTGGAGCAGATTAAGACGGTACACCCTCACTTATCTGATTGGGCGTTCTTTGCCTACGCTTCGCCACTTTGGAACTCTCAAAGTCTGACTCATCGCTTTATTGAGCACCTGCTGAATGATTGGCTCGTGGAGTGCTGTTTTACAGGTATTACTCTACAAGCAAAGGTGGTGAAACGTATCGAAGCTATTCTTCCTTTGGTCGCTGGTGGATTTGCGCTCGAGCAAATGGCTGGTGCTGACGTTCAGTTCGTGGCGGGTGAGGGGCACTATAAGCCAGTAGCGAGTCGAACCGCTATCATCAATGCGCTGGTGGAACATGATTGTGTGGCTAACCAGGTTAACTCCGAAACGTACAAGAAAAAACGCAAGCGTTACTACCAATCTAATTTTGATGTTATCCAACCTCACATTGAGTCCATCAGAACGATATTGTTGGGCTATGACTCATTGTGTCAAAAACTCTTTAGGATTGGGGTTGAAAAACAGAATCTGTCAAATTACTATGCAAATATCCAGTATGGATAAATACACATGAATTCTGAAAGCCGCCTTTTTGGCGGTTTTTTTATGCCTGAAATTTGAGTCGAGAGAGCTGATGTCATTCTGTTTTTCTGAAGTGTGGCTCAAGCTGCACGACTTCAAAGGCCGTTTAATTGCTTACGGTGGAGGCGGTGGCGTTAGCTTTTTCAGTAATGAAGTGGCAGCAAAAGCCCAACAAGCTGCAGAAACGGCTACATCCACACCAGATATTACCCTCGCAAACTTAATCTCTTTGGGGGGCTTAGCTCTGATAGCTGCTCGTTTTATCTTTGATGTTTATGTCTACTTCGACAAGAAACGCGCCAAAGGAGGTGCTCGTGGCACTTGCTCAAACCAAGAACTTTAACCCCAAAACGGATATCAAGTTGAACTGCTCCTGTGGATGTGGGAGCAACAAGGTGAGCCAATCAGCATTAGACCAACTGCAGAAGGTTCGTGATGAGTTTGGTAAGGCTATGGTCGTTCGCTCTGGATTTAGATGTGAAAAGCATCCGAGTGAAGCGCGTAAAGAGAAGCCCGGGCAACACTTCAACGGCGTGGCCTTTGATATCGCTTGCAATAACGGCTTTGATCGACTTCGTCTTGTAGAGATTGCCCGCAAGCATGGCGCGAGAGGGATTGGGATTGCAAAAACCTTTGTTCATCTGGATTGGCGGGAAGGGTTACCCGTAATGTGGACTTACTAACAAGCGGCCAGAACGGTCGCTTTTTTAATGGAGAAAGGAAATGAAAAAACTGTATCAGTTTACGGTCGCAGTGGTGGCTCTGCTGTTTGCGTCTTTCGCTCTGGCGAGTTCGGGAATGATGGAGCCTGACACACCAGCTTGGGCGGTAGCTGCATTTGGCTTTGTCGCAACAGTCGTCGGGGTTGTTGCTCAGATTGATGCGCAAGTGTCTGAAGAGTTCAAACGAAAGTGGCCGTGGTGGTTGCACTTGGTTTGGAATCTGGCCGCAGGCAACTATAAGCACTCACAGAATATCGGCAGTTAGTCGTGGGCTGGGCATCATCCGTCCCGATCCTTGGAGCGCTAATCCTTAAAGTCATTGAGGTTTGGGAGCGTGTTCAACGTGCTAAGGAAATTGAGCATCAGGAGCAAGAATATGAAGATATCAAGCAAGATGCTAAAAGCCGCCATGCTCAGCGGTTTGGTCCTAGTAGTGGGCGGATGCGCGACAAGCCGTGATGTGTTTGCCCCTTCATGCAAGCCAGTCGCCCCTGTTCTTGAGTGGTACGAGCCTGACCAAGGCGGGATTTATTACCCAGAGCGCAGCGTCACTAACCTAATGTTGTACATCGAGCAGCTCAACGACTGCATTGACTACTACCAAGTTAATCCTGGTTAGTTCAACTATCCGGTAATTCCGGATAGTTGCCGAGTGTTCTTACTGGCTGCACTTGTTATCAGTTAAGCCAGCATGTGATAGCGACGAATCCCGCATGCATCCAATAGGAAGGGATAAGGATCGGTTAGCGCCCGATAGTGCATAAGTAGCTAAAAGAATTAGTGACCCAAGGCTACTGGCTGCCTTAAAGCCAGAAACCAACCGGCGCTCCGGCCAACAACCAAACGGCAACTCCAACGCGAAAGCGACTATCGCCACCTAGCCGAGCGCCGACCATCATCCTGTGCCCATTGGAAAGCGGGCCTCCGCGTTAGCTTTCCTATGTGTATCGCGATGATTTCACCAATCACCCTCAATGCATGGCCAAAACCAAAAGGTACTCCCGAGACCCCTCCCCACTACGGGTATGCGGCCTCGCGGTTTTTCACTACATACGAGGATCTTCTGAGTGAGGTTGTTGTTTAAATGTCACTACCAAAAAATGCACCGCGGCCAGAACCACATTGGCTGAAAAAATCCGACATGGCCGCAAGTCTTGGAATTAGTTTCCAAGCCTTTGATAAATGGGGCGTGAAGCCAGTTGCCAAGGTCGGGCGATCGGTCTATTACACGGTGGCCGATGTGGTGCATAACCGCGTCAGTCACGAGATCGAAAAGTATCAACCAAAGATCCTCGAAACCAATTCCGATGATTTTGACGGTAAATCCATCGAATACGAGCGCTTGAGATTAACCAAAGCACAGGCGGATGGCCAAGAGCTCAAGAATGCCAAAGAGCGCCGTGAGGTGATTGAGGCCGAGTTCAATATTTTCTGTTTGTCCAAGGTCTCAGCAGAAGTCGCCAGTATTCTCGATACGGTTCCACTGTCATTCAAACGGCGCTTTCCAGAGTTGGAAGCCAAACACATCGAGCACTTGCGGCGCGACTTAGTCAAGGCTCAGAACATTGCGGCCGATCTGGATTGCCGCATACCGGAATATCTCGATGAATATCTTGCCAGCTCAGATTGATAACCTACGGTCCGCCTTTCGCGCTGGCTTGCGACCGTTGTTTCGTCCGCCGCCAATGACGGCCGTGGAGTGGGCAAACGAAAACTTCTACCTATCCAGCGAATCCTCGTATCAGGAAGGGCGCTGGGAAACGTTGCCGTTTCAGGCCGCGATCATGAACGCGATGGGCAACGATGAGATCCGTACCGTCGATTTCGTCAAGAGTGCCCGTGTTGGTTACTCCAAGATGCTGTTGGCCGTGGCGGGGTATCAGTCCGAACACAAGAAACGCAATATCCTGTTGTATCAGCCGACCGACAGTGCGGCGCAGCGCTTCATGAAGAAGCAGGTTGAAACCGCGATTCGTGACGTCCCGCTTTGGCATAAGCTGGCGCCCTGGTTGGGGAAAAAGCATCGCGACAACACCATTGATGCGAAACGCTTCACACACGGCAAGCAGTTGTGGTGTTTTGGTGGTACCGCGGCCAATAACTATCGTGAGCACTCCGCTGATACGGTCATTTACGATGAGTTGGCGGCGTTCCCGCCGGATGTTGAAGCGGAAGGTTCCCCCACGTTCTTGGGCGATAAGCGTATCGAAGGCGCTGTGTTTCCCAAGTCCATTCGAGGCTCAACGCCAAAAATCAAAGGCGAGTGTCAGATTGAGCGTGCGGCTCAAGAGTCGCCTCACTATCTGCGCTTTCATCTCAAGTGCCCGCATTGCGGCGAGGAGCAATACCTCAAATGGGGCGGACCCGAGGAGCCCTTTGGTATCAAGTGGGACAAGGGGGAACCGACCACGGCTTACTACCAGTGTGAGCACAATGGCTGCGTGATCAGAAACCAAGACCTGATGGATATGCAGGAGTCGTCAGGAGTGTGGCGCTGTGAACGCACCTCCATCTGGACGGTGGATGGCATCGAATGGCATGACGAAACCAACCATGTTATCGATGTTCCAGAGCATGTCAGTTTCCATATCTGGACGGCCTACAGTCCGTTTACCACCTGGCACCGTATTGTTCTTGATTTCCTGAAAGCCAAAGACGATGTGGGCAAGCTGAAAACCTTTGTCAACACTACGTTGGGTGAAACATGGGACAACGAAGTCGGTGAAAAGCTGGAGTGGGAAGACCTGCACCGCCGCCGCGAGTTATACCCCGATGGCAAGATGCCAAATGGCGTGGTGTATGTGACGGGCGGCATTGATACCCAAGACGATCGCTATGAAGGGTATGTCTATGGTTATGGGGCGCATGAAGAGAGTTGGCTGGTTGACCGCTGGATCTTGCATGGTGACCCCGCCAGTGACGAACTGAAAAAGAAAGTCGCCGAGAAAATCCGGCAGCAATACACCCGCTTTGATGGCTGCGTAATGAACGTTAGCCGTTGGTGCTGGGACTCCGGTGGTCACTATACCGATGAAGTCTACAGCATGAGCCGTAAGCTCGGCGCATCCTATGTCATTCCAACCAAAGGCGCGAGTGTTTACGGCAAGCCGATCGCCGATTTCCCGCGAACCCCGTCGAAGAAAGGTGCATCAAAAGGGTGTTATCTGACGATAGTTGGCGCCGACAACGCCAAAGAGCTGATCGTGAATCGATTGCGTGTCGAACCGCAACCTGGTGTTGCGGTGCCTGGCTGCATTCACCTTCCGATGGACGATGAGTTGTGTGGTGAAGCGGAGCTCAAGCAGCTTACCGCCGAGCGCAAAGTGCTCAAGTACAAGAACGGTCGCAAGTCGTATCTGTGGGATGCAGGTAAGCGCCGTAATGAAGCGCTGGACTGTACCGTGCTGGCTCTAGCCGCTTTGCGAATTTCTCAGCAGCGCTTTGGTATCAACCTCGACATCTTAACCGGTGGTCATGGTTCTGCCCCAACAGAGCCTGCACCACCGAAACCAAAACCACCAACGTCCACCACAACGCCACCGACCTCCTCGGCGGGCAACAATTGGCTGGGCGATGTCAATAAACAAGGGGGCTGGTTATGACACTAGCGCAAGTTCAGGCGTTAATTGATGCCTATTACCAAGCCGAAATGGATCTGCTGGCAGGAAAAACCGTCACCTTTCAAGGTCGAACGGTTAGCAGTGAAAACCTCAGCGAAATCCGCAAAGGGCGACATGAGATGGAGCAGCGCAAACAAAGCCTGCTGTCTGGTCAAACTCGCCTGTCACCAAGTCTGGCGAGGTTTGAATGAGTTGGATTGAAAAACTGATCAGCCCGTTCTCGCCAGCATGGGCACTGCAGCGGGTCAAAAGCCGTCAGGAGCTTAATGCCCGATTTTCGGTGATGGGTTATGAAGCCGCCACCAAAGACCGGCTACACAGTGCCAAACGCCAGACTCAATCAGCCAACCAGTCGGTAGCCATGGGCGGGGTGTCACTTAGGGAGCAGGCACGTAAGCTCGATGAAGACCACGATTTGGTGATCGGTATCTTCGACAAGTTGGAAGAGCGCGTCGTCGGGGCGAACGGGATCATGGTAGAGCCTCAGCCAAGGGATACCAATGGCGAGGTGCTGGACTCCTTGGCCAAAGAAATTCGACGCCGCTGGGCTGCGTGGTCATTGAAACCCGAAGTCACCGGTACCTATACCCGCCCCGAGCTCGAACGGATGTTATTTCGCACCGCTGCTCGTGATGGGGAAGTTTTTACCCAGTTGGTTCGTGGCTCAGTCCCCGGGCTGAACCATCCCAATCCGAATGGCACCCCGTTCAGTCTTGAAGCGCTTGAGCCGGATTTCGTGCCGTTTCACATGAATGAGGTAGCAAAGCGGATCATTCAGGGCATTGAGGTGAATCAGTGGCGTCAGCCTCTGGCGTACCACGTGTTTTATGACCATCCGTCTGACAGCTTCGGTATCACCGCCAAAACCAAGCGGGTACTGAAAGAGAACATGCTGCATTTGGCTCACCGCAAGAGACTTCATCAACTACGTGGCATCACGTTGTTGCATGGGGTGATCAAGCGTTTGGGTGATTTGAAGGATTACGAAGAGTCCGAACGGGTGGCGGCCCGTATCGCTGCGGCACTGGCGTTCTTCATCAAGAAGGGCACGCCGGACTTGTATGTGGCACCGCAGGAGCAAACCGCTCCGCGTCAAATTCCGTTTGCCCCAGGGGTCTGCTTTGACGATCTGCAGGCAGGGGAAGAGGTCGGCATGATTGAGTCGAACCGCCCGAACACCCATCTGGCCGAGTTTCGCAATGGCCAGCTGCGCATGGTCGCCAGTGGTACTCGCGGCGCCTATTCGTCGATCGCTCGCGATTACAACGGCACGTACAGTGCCCAGCGTCAGGAGCTGGTTGAAGGCTGGGAGTCGTTTGCCGTACTGCAGCAGTGGTTTGTCGCTCAGCAAGCCCGCCCTGTTTTTCGTGCCTGGCTTGAAATGGAGCTGCTGCGCACCACTGACCCGCTCGATATTCCTGCCAATCTGGATCGCCGCACTTTGTATGATGCGGTCTATTTGGCCCCGGTGATGCCGTGGATTGATCCGAAGAAAGAAACCGACGCCTGGAAAGAACGCATCAAAGGAGGCAACGCCACGGAAGCCATGTGGGTCCGTGCAAGTGGCCACAATCCAGAAGAGGTGAAACGCGCCCGCGTTAAGGAGATTGAAGAAAACCGCAAACAGGGATTGGTGTTTGACACTGATCCGTCAAACAACCAAGGAGCTCAAAGTAATGAACCCCAAACCCCTCAACCTGATGATGATGCCTAAAGCGTCGCTGTCAGCCAGCGCGGCCCCGTCAGAATCGTGGTTCAGTATCAAGGCTGCTGTATCTGGTCATCCCGCTGAGATCTTCATTTATGACGAGATTGGCGGCTGGGGCATGACCGCCCAGCGTTTTTCCGAAGAGCTGCAAGCCAATGAGATTTTTACCGGTGTTGATGTCGATCTGTATCTGCACAGTGGCGGCGGTAACGTTCTGGATGGCTTTGCGATTTACAACATGCTGCGAGGCATTACTGGCTCGCTGAACATTTACATTCAGGGCGTGGCGGCGTCGATTGCCTCCGTCATTGCCTGTGTCCCTAACGCGACCGTGCATATTCCAGAGAATGGTTGGTTTTACCTCCATAACGCTTGGGGTGGGCAGGTTGGCGAAGCCGAAGACATGATCGAGTATGCCGAGTTTCTGGAGCGCAATGTCACTAACATGGTGGCCGCGTACCGAGAGAAATCAGGTTTGTCTGAGGATGACATCCGAGCACTGATGAAAAAGCCAGGTACTTGGCTCGATGGTCAACAAGCTGTTGAGCAGGGCTTTGCAGATGTGCTTACTGAACCGCTGCAGGCTGCAGCATCTATCAATTCTAATCGTCAAAAGGAACTCTTAAATATGCCTAAAAGTCTAAAGGGCTTAATGAAACCGCAGGCGAACACGCCAACGCCTACCACACCTGCGCAGCCGCCAGCGGACCCAACCCCAGCGTCTCCGTCAGCATCGGTACCAAACCCACCTCCTGCTGCGCCATCACCATCCGCAGCGGACATTATGGCGCAGTTCCGTGCTGATGAAACCACCCGCCGAGAAGGCATTCAAAACGTGTTTGCGTTTGCGCCTGGTCGCTTCCCTGACATTGAAGCGTCGTGTATTGCTGACATGAACTGCACCGTGGAGCAAGCCAAAGATAAACTGCTTGAAGCCATGGGCCGCAACACTACACCAAGTGCGGGTATCCACATTCACGCGGACAACGGCAACATTGTCGGTGATTCGGTTTCCAATGCAATTCTCGCGCGTTCGGGCCTTGGTGAACTTGAGCAAGACAACTGCTACAACGGCATGCGTCTCGATGCCTTAGCACGTGCCTCTCTGGTTGATCGCGGCATTGGCATCACAGGCATGAACAACCGCGACATTGTGGGTCTGGCGTTCACGCACTCAAGCAGTGACTTTGGCAATATCCTGATGAACATCGCCAATAAGGCGGTACTAAAAGGCTGGGAAGAGGCGCCGGAGACGTTCCAACGCTGGACACAAAAAGGCACCCTGACCGATTTCCGCTCAACCAAGCGTGTGGGTCTGAACACCTTTGGCAGCCTAGATAAAGTGGATGAGGGCAGCGAGTACAAATACGGCACTATTGGTGACCGTGGTGAAGACATTGTGCTGGCCACGTACGGCAAACTGCTGACGCTGTCTCGTCAGGCAATCATCAACGATGATATGCAGATGCTGACGCGCATTCCGCAGTTAATGGGTCGCTCGGCTCGTCGCACCATCGGTGATCTGGTTTACGCCATTCTGACTGGAACTTACACAATGTCGGACGGCAAGGCGCTGTTCCATGAGGATCACAACAACATCGTCAATTCGTCACTGCCAGATGTCACGACCTTATCAAAAGGTAAGACGTTGATGCGCACCCAGAAAGACGATAAAGCCTCGCTCAACATCATGCCTGGCTTTGTACTGTCGCCAGTGGCGTTGGAAGATAAGCTGAACCAGACCATTCGTTCAACGTCGGTTGAAGGCGCTGGCGCAGATGTGATCAACCCGATCGCGAACTTTGCCGAAGTCATTGGCGAACCGCGTCTGGATGAAAAGAGCGCGAGCACTTTCTACCAGGTGGCGGCGATGGCCTTTGATACGATTGAAGTGGCCTACCTTGATGGTATCGAAGAACCGTACGTTGAGCAGCAATCGGGCTTCACCGTGGATGGCGTGGCGACCAAAGTGCGCATTGATGCCGGTGTGGCGCCATTAGATTTCCGCACGTTCGTGAAACACGACCCAGCAGCATAATTGCTCATCCCTCTCACAAGGTCACCATTCGGTGGCCTTTTCTTTTACTCATGATATGGAAACTCTCATGGCGAAAAATTATATCCAAGATGGTGAGACCATCAAATTTGTGGCCGCGGCTGACGTGCAATCGGGCGATGTGGTTGTTATCGGTGATTTGGTCGCCGTGTCCATCAATGATGTGGCCACCGGTGAAGAGGGTATCGCGCATACCTCAGGCGTGTGGTCATTGCCAAAAGCGACCGCCACTACGTTTGACCAAGGCGTGTCGGTGTATCTGAAGGACGGTGAAATCGGCATTGATGATACTGGCACTTACGCAGGGAAAGCGTGGGCCGCTGGCGTAAATGGTGAGCTGACCGCTGAGGTTAAGCTTGGTGTTGGTAATGTTACCGTTACGGCTGCTGCGTAATGTCTCGCTGGAGCAGAGCGCAATCCCGACTGGATAGGGCTTTGTTTGGCAATGATGGCTTGGCTCAGCCTGCCACGATCGCCGGCATTCCTGTGTCGGTGATCGTCAATGAGGGTGAACTGGTCTTTGATGGGGCGGTGCAAGGCAATCGCCGCACGGTCTCACTCACCAAATCCGACGCCCTCGCCGCTGGCTTAACGCCATCTCGTGGTCAAATGGTGCTGGTGCCTGGCGAGTCGCTGGAGAGTCGGATTGCTCACCCTCCTATTGTCGAACATGGCTTATACATTTTGGTGCTCGAATGACAACCATCAAACCCACGTCTCGGCTTGATCAGGATTTGAAGCAGGCCATCAAGAATCTTGATTCGCTGAACAAGAAAATGGTCCCTGCCGCGTCGGCGATGGCCGTCAACAGAGTAGGGCAAAAAGCAGAATCCCGCGCGGTTCGTCAGGCATCCAAAGAGGTCAAAGTCACCGCCAAAGTGGTGCGTCCTCGCGTGACAGTGGTTAAGCGGGCAAACCCACGGCGTCCCTATCGCGTGGTGCGTATTCGACGTTATGACATCCCTGCGATTTCGATTGGCGAGGTGCGCACTCAAATCCGGCGTAAAAACGGAGGCTATCTGGTGTCGGCCGCTTCTCGTGATCAGCAGGGGCGCTATACCAAGCGGGAGCACAGCGGCAATACCTCGATCCGAGTCGGGCGCCACACGTTCCAAAATGCGTTTGTTAATCAGGTTAAAAGTGGCAACTGGCATGTGATGTATCGCGTCGGTGAAAGTCGCTATCCCATCGGGGTGGCCGCGGTACCCATCAAGGAAAATATCACCAAGGCGATGGAGTACCACACGCGTCAGCTGCTCAATTTTGACATGCCGAAAGAAATGGAGCGCGCCTTGGCGCAGAAGTTCAGACAGGAGTTTAAGCGGCGATGAAAAAGAACTCAGCTATTCGCCATGCGATAGCGGACCATCTCCGAGCCAATATCCCTGACCAGCCGGCACCGGACGGCTCTGGGGTTTGGGTGAAATCGGTCTTTCCGACCTTTTTGGTTTTGGATGACAAAAAGGAAACACCGGCGATTCTGGTGTATTTCGACGATGGCACCCGAGATGACCGTTATTCCGACATGCCAGAGCGGTATGAAGGGAATTTGTTTGTGTCGGTTTATCTCGATGGCACCGCCAGTGATGACGACATCGATGACATTGGCGAGGCAGTCAAAGAGCTTTTGCCGGTAGGAATTCGGTTTCCTGACATTGTCACGTTGTCACGTTCTGGCTTTACCTATGAACGCAGCCCGGACAACAGTTACAGGGCACTGCATATTAATCATCAATATTATTGGGAGTAACCAATGGCAGCAACACATGGCATGATCCCCGTTGCGGGTAAAGGCAATTCGGTCTGGATCTTAAAACAGGGTTCAACGATTGAAGATGCACTTCTGGCAGGTGAGGAAGACGATACCAACTGGGACTTGGCAGGGTATTTGTCCGGTATTACGCCCGTCAATATGACCAAAGAAGTCAATACCGAAATTTACCTGGATAGCACTGACGGCTATGCGAAAAAGTCTACCGGCATGAAAGACGCTGGCGACTTCAGTTTTCAGCTCGGCTATGCCCCTGGCCTTACCGTACAAAAGCGCATTGTTGATATTTACGATGTCGCCAACGGTGAAGCTGAAAAAACGTATTTCCGCGTTAAGTCACCAACGGAAGTGCAGGACAAGTTTGCGGTGAACATCTATTACGGCCCTATCAGCAGCTTGGGTGTGCCAAGTTCTATCGAGAACTCGACCGACATGAAGCGTGACATTACCGTCGCGGTGGAAGGACGCCCGAACCTGGCGGAAGACTTCCTGCACGCAGTAGTTTAATTCCTTACTAGCCGATACGCCGCCCTTTAGTGGCGGCCTATAGGAGACCCAATGAGCTTTCTAAACACCTTGCCACTTTCTATTGGCAAAACCACTTTTTTCATCAGTGAGTTCACCGCCCTCGATCGATTGCATGATCTAGAGTACACGGTAGACCAACCCGAAGAAGAGGCGCCAGGGGAAGACGCCTCAGATAAAGAGAAAATGGCTTACGGCCTGCGTCGTGAGCAAATCATACTTGATCAGGTGTCGCACTCTATTGCGTTATCACTAGCTCATCATCATCGCAGTGAAGATAACAACGTTCATGAATACGCTCATGTTTTAGAGTTGCAAAACACAGTGAAATCACAGTGGCCTAACCGAAAGGTTAACGAGGCTTACGAATTACTCAAAAAGCTCAACGACCCAAACTTTGAGCCAGATGAAGATAGCGAATCGCAAGAACCGCAAGAGCAACCAACGCCGGAAAAGTCTTAGCCGCCGCCTGGGACTTTGCGTTTGACCTAGCCACTGAAATGAAACACTCCAGCCCAACCCGTATGCTGGCTGAGATGCCGCTCTCAGATTACTGGCGCTGGCTTGATCGTCGCAGTAAAGCCGGACTGACTTTTCGTAATGCTGAGATGTTACTGCAGCAACTGAATGCCAGCGTATTGAACGCGTCTGGTCGTTACCAGAATACATTTTCCGCGGCGGACTTTAACCTGCATCCGCGTCAAGAGAAAAGTCAAACACCAATATGTGAGCAATCTGTGTTAAATCAGATTCTTAGTGAACAATCCTCGCTGTCATTTCCTCCTGTTGAACCACATCAATGACAATCCAGGCTATTAACATTTACTAATTGATTATAAAAACCACGTTTCGTCGTGGTTTTTTATGGGAGTAGTATGGCTACAGCACACGTCGCCGATCTTGTCACCACGATGCGTGCTGACACGGCCAAATTCGACAAAGATGTAGAAAACACCAAGAAGCGCCTACGGGGATATACCTCCGAAGCGAAGAAAAGCACCAAGCAAAACAGTTCGCTGTCTGACAGTTTTAAACATGCCTCTGGACAGGCGGCACAGTTACCTGGTCCGCTCGGTTCGATAAGTGGTCAGGTCGACGGCATGATTGGCACGGTGACCAGTTTGGGGTTTGCCTGGACTGCAGCGGGAACGGCTGTGGCCGCGGCTATCGGTGCTTTTGCTGCAGGGTTGCCAACCTTGGCTGAAACTGAACGTCGCATGTTGCAACAAGAACAGCTCATCAAAGCGACCGGATATTCAAGTGGCTATACCGCAACACAGCTTGATGAGCTGGCCCGTTCGGTGGCGATGTCTACTCTGACCAGTACGCAAGAAGCCAGTAAAGCCATTGGCGTGATGTTAACGTTCCGTTCGGTGATGAACGACCAAAACAACACCTTTGAGCGTGCCATCTATATCGCTCAGGACATGGCCAGTGTCATGGGTGGGGATATTACCAGCGCCGCCAAACAGCTGGGTAAAGCGTTAGAGATGCCGTCGACGGGCATGACGGCTCTGAGAGAATCCGGCGTTTCATTTAGTCAGGCTCAAATCGACATGGTGAAGGCCATGGAGGAGTCAGGGCGAGTGGCTGAGGCGCAGGCGTTTATCCTGGATGAGCTCGACAATCAAATCGGTGGCGCTGCAGGCGCGGAAGCCGGTGGTTTGATTGGCACGGTTGACACCTTTGGCCAGCGCGTTGAGGAAGCGTTTGAAGCCTTTGGTACCTGGACGGAAATGAAACCCGTTGTTCAGGACGTGATCAGCGAAATCAATGAGGGCTTAAAAGTCGTTAAAGATTTCTTTGCGCCCACGACGACCGATGAAGCGTTAGACCTGATGTCTGAGCGCGTCAAAATCATGCACGAGATGAACAAGGCCACCAAAGAAGCCGGTGGCCAACAGAATCTTGGCAGTTATTTTGGCTACACCAAAAGCGATTGGTTTAATGACCAGCGCCGACTAACCGAAATCGATGCACGCTTAAAGGAACTGTCAGACGCTCGTGACAAGCGATTAAAAGAAGAGAAAGAGGCACAAGACAAAGCCGAGCAAGCCGCCGCAGAACGTCAGAAACAACGTGACGCCGAAAAAGCCGCGCGTGAGAAGAAACTCGCGGATGAAAAAGCCGAGCGTGAAAGTCAGCGCCGTAAGGCGAAAGAGGACGCCGAAAAAGAGGCGGATGAGAAAGAGCGAGACCGAAAGCAGGCGCAAACTGACAGTTGGTTGGATCAGCTCAACCGCCGAATCCTGAGCGAACAAGACGCCTTAAAAGCGGCGAGGATGGATGAGGTTGACCGTCTCAATGAAGCCTATGAAGAGAAGCTGATCAGCGCTGAAGAGCATGAAGAAGGGATGAATGCGATCAGGCAGCACTATTCCGAGCAGCGCCAAGAAATCATCAAGAAAGAGTTGGAAGAGCAGGAAGAAGCGCAAAAAGGCTTTTGGGATCGCTACTACGAATCCATGCAGGAGTCGGCTTACAACACCGACGAACTGTGGCGACAGACCTTCGACAACTTCACCACCGGCTTTGGTAATGCGTTTGCCTCCGCGATCATGGACAGCCAAAACGCCGGCGATGCGTTTAAGAATATGGCTAAGGGTATGGCGCAATCCATGCTTGCCGCACTCGGTAAGATCATGGCGCAGCGCCTGGTCATGTGGGCACTGGAAAAAACGCTGATGAAAGGCGAGGCTGCAGGCGAGGTCGCTCGTGTCGCATCTGAAGGTTCCTCTGCCTCTATCTTGTCCGGTATTCATGCCTACAGTTCCACGGCTGCCATTCCAATCGTTGGTCCTGCTTTAGCACCAGCGGCAGCGACAGCAGCCGTGGCCGCCACGGCGCCAATGGTTGGCTCTGCCGTTGCCGCTGCCTCTGCTGGCTTTGCTGGCGCGTTTGATAACGGTGGTTATATCCCAGCGGGTCAATGGGGTGTGACGGGCGAATACGGCCCAGAAATCACCCTCGGCCCCAGTCATATCATGGGGCGTAAGCAGACCATGTCGATGCTGCAGGATGCCCGCCAAGGCGACAGTAATTCAGGGCCGGCCAGTGTGGTGGTCAACCTGATTGAAGACGCCAGCCGCGCCGGAACCGTGGAGCAATCGAACGATGGTGACCTGGTTACCTTAGATATTAAGGTTGCCAAGATCCTGCAGTCGTCATCCACGCAAACCTCGCAGGTCATGCAAACCCGATACAGGAATCAACAGTATGGCAGTTAAATTTACTTACCCCAGTATGTTGCCGGTGCCGTTGTTGTCTGGGTATAGCCTCAACCAGCAGTCCAGCGTGATTGCGACCGAGTTCAGCACTGGTCGCACCCGCGCTCGGCAGTTAAAAGACCGCCCGAGCACCATGAAAGCGACCTGGCGCATTGATGAGTCAATGGCCGAGATGTTTGAAAGCGCGCTCGAAAATTGGCTGTTAGGCCGTTGGTTCCTGATCAAAATCAGGCTTCCACGAAGCGAACGCATGCAGGAAGTGGAAGCGCTGATCACCAAAGACCCCAGGGAGAACCGAAAGCCAACCAGTAACCACCTTACCCGCTGGGATTACACCGGCGAATTACTCATTAAACCGTTGCCCCAAATGGATGAAGGCAAATTGCTGGATGCCATGTATGCACCGAAAACCTTTGCTGAGCTGATTGCTCAACTAGAAACCACCATGATGGAGTTACCTTAATGTCTGATTTCCCTGATTTACTTAGTGCTTTTGGAGAAGCTGTTGACGCATTAAAGGTCAAGCTCAGCACTGATTCCGGCACCCGTACCACTTATAATGGCGAAGAAATCAAGTCTATTGCTGCCGATATTGATGCTCAGTACGCCGAGATTAAAGGCACTCTGAATGCATTGACAGAAAACCAGCAATCAGGCGTGGTCATATTTCAAACTTACGCGTTATTGACTGATCATACACCAACCAGTGAACAGGAAACCGGCTCATTTAAAGTGGTCAATGACCCTGATAGCTCGTTAAATGGTTATTACACCTGGGTAAGTGAAACCACGTATACAAAAGATGCCGATTTGGTTACAAATGAGGTTAATGAAGCCAATACCAGTGATGCTGTGAGCGGAAGCGCTGTGGTTAATTACACAGCCAGCATTCGTGCATCGATCCTCGCGCTAAAAGAGGAACAGCTCCAGCGGCTCGGAGTGGATATTGATATAGATCTGGCGGCTGGCAGTGCTCCATCAGCCGGATATTGGGCGTTCAACGAGGTCGCCTCTGGGGACGGTTCGTTAGAAGGGCTAGAGGTTTACGTGTCTGGCGCAGGAACAATCAATATAAGGGTTTATTCAGATACTGATGGACTTTTCACAAAGGTGAGTGAGGTGATCGGCGTAGCCGTACTTGATGGGTTAAACACGCTAACTCCGAGCGACTTTGGTGATATTAGCATTGCAGAAGGGCAATATATAGCAGTCCAAAGTGGTACCGCAACCCTTCAATATTCGAGTGACACCTATTATTCAGGTGGACTGCTCAACTTAGGAATTAATGACAGTATTACCAACACTATCCCTGTTAACGAGATCTATATTCAGGCGAAGTTCACATTGAGCAATATTGTTCAATCCGTTACGTCTGACGCGTTATCTAGCCTAAAAAATTCCGTCAATGAGTTTAGTGGGGAGGCCGGTTCTATATCTCTATCATCAAATCTCGATAAGATATTGATTGTTAGTAACAGTTATAACCAAACTTCCGGGCTAAAAGGAAAATCGCCAACCGCAGTAGCGTCATCTTTGTCTGATTATAATTTCGCTAACATGTCAACCAATGGTGCAACAATGAACCGCAACTCCCAGTGGGTGAGAGAAGACACGGCTGTTAGGGGAGATACCTTTTCTATGTACAATCCAAGTCATGCCATTATTGTTGAGAACCAAAACACAAAAACAACCCAGACAGATGATGAATATATTGAATCGACACAGGAGCTGATAGACGTACTGCTAAGCAGGGGAGTTATTCCTATTATTGTAAGTGAGTGGGCGGCATCAACACAGGCTGGTGTAATGGTTGATGGCGAGGTTAGAAATGTAAGAGCACTAAAGGCATTGGCAGAGAAAAACGGTCTGCTTTTTGTTGATGGCACTACTAAACAATGGTTACTAACTCCTACTACGTATGATGATTTCTGGTATTCCGCTCACCCTAAAACCAGAACCCAATTCATGATTGCGGATGCATTTAGAAACGTGACCAAGCAACTACCATCTCCACGACAAACAATGAAAATTTTCAGAGCCAGGAACTCACCATCATCAATATCTGAGCTGATTTACAGTACCACAGGTGAAAGACACCGATTATTCAAGGAGCTAATGACCAGCCATGAAGCTATTGCCGATATTGATGCGGCAATGTTTGACACTGATGGCGGTAACGGAGCGAGTCTGCAGGTTGTATATGATGAATATGTACGACTTGAGCAAAGCGAAGTGATTGATTCTATGACGGAATATTCCCTAATAGAGAGCACGCTGCCTGTAGTAACGAATAGTGTGTCGTTAACGATAAATGACACGTCAGCAACAGTCTACGTCAGAGTTAAAAGTGACAGTGATGTGTGGTGGGAAGAGTGCTTCTTAGTTAATGGGGTATTTAAAACGCCTAACATTGTTGGTGTAGTTGATTATGATAAGGTGGCCTTCTTGCTGTATAAGTCAGGAGGGGTAGATCTGACAGAAAGTCCCGTTATATCTTGGACAGACGGTGTAACTAAATCGGCAAGAAAGTCATACACGATGATTGCTACAGTTGGAGAGGAGATGTTAACGCAGCCGTTTGTGGTTGATGCTGGTTCGGTGGCATCTAGCTGGATAAATAACGGCTCTCTGCAAGTTGTGATCCCAGACGATGGGCAACTTCCAACCGATTGCTCGGGGTGCGTAGAAGTGACCTCCGTGGCGGCTATTTCTCAGGCGTTCAGTTATACACAACTAGAAGATAGTGTGGATGTTACCATCCGTGTTTGGGCGCGACTGTGGAAGGCACAACACCCGAGCACGTCTAATTTTTCGGAATCAGAAATAAATTATGAAACACCAGACACTGGGACAATTGTTGTTAGACTGAGCGGTACAAGCAGCCCATTGGCCGCCAGCTCGATAATGACAGATGAGGTAGGTCTTCATTGGTGTGAATTAGAATTTCTTGGTTGTTTAAGCGGTCTTACTACGTCCGCGATGGTCACGGTTCAATCAGATAATGATGACATCCAAATAGCTAAAGTATCTGTAAAAAGACGGAATTAGTGTAGGAGTATTTATGTCTCAAGCACTACAACAATACCATGCCAGTGCCGGACCCGACGACAAGCTGATCACCCTGCAACTATCCTCGACCGCCTTTGCTACCCGCTATCTTGTCTCAGCGTTTGAGGATGTCACTGCCGCCCTCGAAGACACCACTATGGTGACTTTCGAGGCGTATGGGTTGTCAGTAAACTTACCTAAGTCTGCCTCCGGCGCTGAAATGGAGCTGCAATTTGGTCTCGATAACGTCACCGGTGAAGCGCGTCAGATGATAGAGGCGGCGCGCCAAGCTGGCGCGGATGTGTATATTACCTTGCGCGAGTACATGGCTTCGGACCTAACGGCGCCCGCTTCCAAACCGATAAAATTCAAAGCCACCAAAGCGGCGACTACGCGCACCAATTGCTCGGTTTCCGCTGGTATCGGCTATCTCAGCAACAGCGCCTGGCCGCGTCCTCGATTTACCGTCGAGTACGCCCCTGGTCTGGCGACCATCTCGTAACGAATCAAAAGGTTTTCTATGAAACCAGAGGAAATTATCAGCACAGCGCTTCGCGTCCCTTATGTGCCCGGTGGTCGCGATCTGGAGGGGTGGGATTGCTATGGCTCTGTGCGTTGGCTCTATCACCAATACACCGGCATCTTAATGCCTGAGTTCCCCGCGATCAGCCACAAAGAGTCCATGAGTACCCAGCGTGCGGCGTGGGCGGTGCATGACCATGTCGAAGAATGTGAATTTCAGCCATTAGCCCTGGCGGCGCAATACAAAGGGCGTCGCTGGGTCCATATTGGTTTGGTGTTGCCTGATCGCCGTATCATCCACGCCTTTGACGACATTAACAAAACTACCACCCATCGCCGCCGTGCGTTCGAAATGCTAGCGCCGGTGACCAAGTATTACCAATGGAAAGATCCCGATGGCCACACTGATTGTTTATCCTGATGCTGCCGATGTGACAGTTCGAGAAGAAAACCAGATTAACGAACCCACATTTAAAGCCTATCTCGACCGTCATGTCCCTGGCTGGGATAAAGGGCCAACGGGACACAAGTTAAAAACGCCTCGCTTTGTGGCCACGATTAATGGCCAGGCATTTAACCTGAAAGACTGGGGCGACAGGGTGTTGATGGGCAGTGACACCATTGATGTTGTGATTCCACCCAAAGGACTGGATCCGGTCTCATGGGCGTTTATCGCCGTCGCGGCGCTGACCGCGGCCTACTCCATTTACACCATGAACAACATGAACCAGCTTGGCTCCAATTCCAGTACGGTACCCACCGGAAAAAACATCTATGACATTAACGTCCAGGTGAATAAAGCGGAATTAATGGGCGTCAGACCAGAGTGGTTTGGCCGTCACCAGTCCGTGCCGAGCTATCTTTGCAGTCCATATAAGTATTACAACGATGACAATGAGCAAGTTCTTGCTCTGATGCTGCATGTCGGGGAAGGGCATTATCAGATCTCATCAACCGGATTAACGATTGCCGGAACGCCCATCAGTCGTTTGAGTGACGATGCGAACTGGCAGATTTTTGAACCTGGCGAGGATGTCACGATTCATGAGGCCCATAGAAATATCTACACGGCGGAAGAGGTCGGCGGGACGGACAGCACCAGCGGTCTGGATTTTATCGGCCCTAGCACATCGGTTTCCTTTGGATCCGAAGATGCCAACATGGCGTTGATACTGAGTGACGACACCGTGCTTGTTCAGTTGCTCATTACACGCACCGTTTATAATGGTGGCGACCGTGATAATGAGACGAGGTCCTACTGGCAAAATAAAAACCTCAGCTGGGCAGATGGCACGACGTTTACCATCACCGGCATTTCATCCACATCAGTATTGGTTGATGACATTGTCGAGATCGTCGACAGCGGTAATGATGAAACGACCGGTGACCCACTGCCAGATAAAATTGTCGGCAAAGGCTTTAGCGTCCTTAGTGTGGGTCAGGAAATCCAGCTTTCCGGCGCTGGCTCGAACGATTCCACCTATACAGTCGCGACCGTCTCCGATACGGAATTAACATTGAAAGACACGGATGGTAATGACGTGACCGGCCTGACGCCAGCGCCAAGTGTAACGGTTAAGATAACGACCACGTCCACGGATGATGGCCTGTACCAGATTGTTTCAACCGATTCTGATTATAAGATGACCGTCATTCGCGTTGGGGATGAGGACTGGACTGGTTTTATTGGCGGTACGTATAGCAACTCGATTTCATTGGATGTAACCAGCGACACGCTGCCAGATTTCCAGTTGGGTCCTTATGTTGGATGCCCAGAGGGTTATTCCACTGATTATATTGAAATTGACATGCTGCGCAGCTCTGGGTGGGGCCACTACGACAGCAAGGGCCGTTTGCAAGATCACACTGTCGATTGGGAAGTTTGGGTCCGTGATGCCGATTTAGGCGAGCTCGATACCTGGCAGGTGTTTCCGTTCACCTATACCGATAAGAGTTTCGATCAGGTTGGCCAAACTCACCCGATCACGCTACCAAGCGCGATACGCCCAGAGGTGATGCTGGTCAGGAAAACCAAATCGTATGATGACACCAAGTACCTGGATAAACTGCAGTGGATGCGTTTAAAGAGTAAACTGCCAACGGCGAGCAGCTACGAGACCAGCACCACTCTGGCCATCTCGATTCGTTCCGATTCCAACCTTTCCTCATCGGCCACTAATAAGTTCAAGGTATTGCAAACCCGAAAACTGCCGGTACCTGATGGGGCGGGCGGCTGGACCGAAGAGCTATACGCTACCCGAGATATTGCCCCTGCAGTGCGCTATATCGTGCACCAGTCTGGCGGATCGGATGATGACATCGATATGGATGAGCTGTTGTGGATGCACGACAACGTCTGGGCACCCAATGAGGAGTATTTCGACGGCGGCTTTGTTGATGACGGCACCATCTACTCGGCATTAAAAACTGTCCTGCAGTCTGGTATGGCTGAGTTTTGTTTCGATATCGGCAAGATCCTGCCTAAGCGCCTGTTTGAGAAAACTGGTGCTGGTCATATCTACACGCCAGACGTCATGCAGGGTGACGGTTTAACCATCACCACTACACTGTATGACCCCGACCAGAACGAGGGCTTGATTGTGTATTACATGGACCCTACCGACTGGACAACCAGCAGCGTCAAGTGCTGGTTAGGCGATAAGAACGCGATCAGTAAATGGGGAGAATTGGAGCTGACCAAAGGCGTCACCTCAAGAACGCGCGCCTGGCGCATTGGCATGCGCATGCTGCGCCGCACTCATGGCGAAAAAATCAATTACTCGTTCACGACGGAAATGGACGCGCTCAACAGTACCTATCTGGACTATGCCGAGTTGTGTGATGACTTGCCGAACTTTGGCCAGTTTGGCGAGGTCGTCGACTGGCAGGTGGTCAGCAATAGCAACGATGAGTTAGTGGCTCAAATTACCGTGGATCGGGATTTAGAATGGACTGTGGGTGAAGCTCACTATATGACCGTCCGACGTCATGATGGCACGGGCAACGGGCCTTTTGTCGCGACGAAAGTGAGTAGCCGCGTGGTCATGCTCAGTGGCCAGCTGGACTTTATCCCCAACCTGACCGGAAAAATAGAGCCGCCGCTTTGGTTGTTTGGTGATGCGACCCGCTATTCAGAGCCAGCGGTGATCACCTCGATAACACCAAGCGCCACTAAAGACACCACCAAATGCAGCGTTAAGGCGACGAACTACGTGGCTGATATGTTTAAAGACGATAACAACCTACCGCCAGCCCCTGGGATTATGTGGTGGGAGTAGCTATCAAGTGAGAAAAGCGCTCCAAAGGGGCGCTTCTTCTTTTAAGTTTATATGTGTGCATAAACAGTAAAATGGAAAATATTGCCCCAGAAAAAGACCCCATATGAAAACTTTCCTTCAGCTAACGCCTCAAAAATCGCCAGAGACTTTTTCTTTTTCACTACCCCAATATTACTTTTGCCTACTTCTCTATTAGAGTGAAAACTGATTCACGGTTGTGATGTTAACTACTCAGAAGTATTTATGACTCACCCACTTATGCTGTTACTCACAGTTAACGTTTATTAGTTATCAAAGAATATAAGTCTAGTTCCTGACCTAAATACTTAGCACCTTCATAAGAAAGGTGACCAGAGTCCCGATAAATGTATTTTCCATTAAAAGATGTCATGCACGTATTTTTTTTGCATAAGAATTCTTCTAATTTAATTAAATTATAATCTTGTTTTAGAGTGTCTAACCATGAATATATTTTCTTTTGATCTTCACTGATATCTTTAAATTGAAAATCACACTGATTTAAACTAATACCTTTAAAGTTGTTTTTCGATAAGCATTTTCCAAAATCATTACCTGTAGCTGGAGGAGGTGTAACTATAACAGGTGTAATATTTAAACTTTTAATAAAATCTAAACCTGAGCGAAAATATTTATCCACATCTTCTTGATTGAATATTACAACTTCGTGGTTAGATAGTATTACACTTCTTCCTGAACCATAGTGGTAACTAAATGGAGAAGACATTACAACGTATTCTATTGATGTATGGTTTTTTTTAATCCAGTTTTTAACTTCGTCATTAAACTCCAAACAACCATCAGAAAAAGAATTATCTTTTCTATTAGGGGAAACACCAAAAAAAGGACCACAAGTACTTTTTGTCATTTGAATTATAGATGCTTTGGGATTTGATGCTATTATTCCCGGTACAAGGTGCATAGCAAATGAATCTCCCCATACTAATATCTTTGGCTCATCTGAAGTTCTACAATCTTGAGAAAGATTAAACTTACCTTCACAAGAACCACTCAATCCAAGGTTAGGAACTAACCTATCTTTTTCCAATTGGTATGAATATTCTTCATTAATACTCCTAATATCAAGTCCATTATTAATATAAACTAACAAAGAAAATGAGGCGGAAAGTAATAGATAGTAAGTATATTTCAGCTTAAGTAAATCAATAGTCCCATTAACTTTAATTAATTTATTGCTCTCAATAAATTTATAGCTGATAAAACCAAATATAACAGAAGAAATTACTCCAAAAATCCACATGCTATTTAAATCTTCAATATAAAGAAGTACGACAATAGGCCAGTGCCATAAATAGATAGAATAAGACCACTTACCTAGGTATTGGAACACTGAGTTATTTGTAATAAAACTTGATTGATGATTAGCTACAATTATCAAGTAAGCACCTAAGACGGGAACTAAAGCAAAGTGACCAGGCCAAGGAACCTCACTTGAAATAAAAATGTATGATGCAAGAATTAACAACAGACCTAGAATCTCAGCGAGTTTCTTTTTCGATCCTGAAATATTCCAAGGGTAAAGAAAAGCCACGCCACCCGCCATCATCTCCCACGCTCTTGTCGGTAGAAGGTAGTAAGCTGGGTTAGTCCACTTCATTGTTGCTATAACACTAAAAAAGAAGCCTATAAGAGTGCCTATAACAACAAGTCGCTTTAAGTACTCTAATGACAAAAAACGTTGTAGTGCCAACAATATAATTGGATAAATGATGTAGAACTGCCACTCAACGGAGAGAGACCACGTATGTAGTAGCCACTTTTCATGAGAAACAGCATCAAAGTATCCAGACTCTCTCCAATAGATAATATTGGAAAGAAAACCTATACTGCTCGCTACGTGTTTACCTAATGCCTTGTAATCTAATGGTATGAGATAAAACCAACCATAAACTAAAAGAACTAAGCATAAAGCCACAAGCGCAGGAATGATTCGGTTAGCTCGGGCTATATAGAACTTAAATAGGTTGAAATCATTATTTTCCAACCCTCTAAAAATTATTCCTGTCATCAAGAAACCAGAAATAACAAAAAACACATCAACTCCAGCAAAACCACCAGGAACCCACTCTGGGTTAAAGTGGAAAAGAACAACAGCAATAACGGCTATCGCTCTCAGACCATTTATGTCATATCTAAAATTCATTACAACCTCTCAAAGCTAAAACTGCGAGTATTGTAAAGATCATGTAAATCAAAGCAATACATGATAGGGATAAATAAGGCTTGTTTTTGAGATGTTCGAAATTAGGTACACGGTGATTATCTAGTCTAGTCGCGATAAATGGGGCAAGTTTGGGGCAATAATGGGGCGAATTAAGGATGAAATTTTGAATATTTAGGGTTGGTTTTGATCAGGTAAGAATTGAGAAGAAGTACTTCTACATGGCGGGGGTTATTTAATGTATTGATTTTAAATGGTTTATTTTAGCTTTACTAATTACAGTTTAATTTTGTGGTTGACACGATGAATCGCAGTATAAATTTGTGTGGTTTTTACATCTGAGTGCCCTAACTGCTCCTGAACTGTTCTGATATCGGCACCTGATTCGAGTAGATGCGTGGCAAAGCTATGTCTTAGCGTATGGCACGTTACCGATTTTTCGATTCCCGCGTCTTTCGCTGAGCGTTTGACGGCTCTTTGTAGAGCACTCTCGTTGATATGATGTCTTCTTAACTGTCCCATTTCTGGGTCAACACTTAGTTTTGCTGACGGAAATAGAAAGTGCCAGTTAAAGTCCAACTGCGCGTTTGGGTATTTACGTTGTAAACCCTCTGAAATATAAACACCTGCGTAGCCAGGCATGTGGCAATCTTTTTGATAATAACTTCGAGCAAGATCCACTTGTGCTTTTAGGGGAGAATGTAGCTCTTTTGCTAATGTCACCGTACGGTTCTTTCCTCCTTTACCTTGCCAGACACGGATTGCACCATAATCATAATCAATGTCCTGAATTCTTAATCTTAGGCACTCCATCAAGCGAAGCCCGGAACCATAGAGTAGAAGTGTTTGAAGCTTGTATTTGGGATCGATATGTTGAATAAATCGACGAATCTCGTCTCGTGTTAACACGACAGGAAGTTTTCTCTCAGTTAGTGACTTTTGAAATCGCATTTCGAGTGAGAGCGGTGTCTGAAAGAAATCTCGGTACAGAAATGCAATTGAACAAAGCGCTAAAGCTTGAGTTTTTACTGCGACTTTATCTTTGACGGCAATGTGACTAAGAAACTGAACTACATGTTCTTCTGACAACTTAGATGGATGTGCAAACTGATGAAAAACGATATAACGTTTGATCCAAAATAGGTAACTTTCAATCGTTTTATTTGAGTAATGGCGCATTAGCATATGCTCTTTTACACTAAGTAAAAATTGGGATTTCATAACGAAATATAACCTGTCTATTTATACAGGTTTGTTAATTTAGCATCACTCAGTTAACTAACCTGCTTTTTGCCGTCTAATTGCGCGCTCGAGCACTCATATTCATACCTCGTTTCTATATTTTTCATAAAGATAAGTGCTAATATTCATAAATATGCTTAAGAGAAATAAGGCGTTGTTACGTCTGAAAGGCTGCAAAAAGCCGTATAGAAAGCGTTAGTACTGGATGGGCATCAACGGTAAAATTTTCGGAGTTTATCGGTTTCTTTTCCTTGTTTTACACCTGGTCAAATGTGCCTTTCACGTTCTTTCCGGTGGCACTATATGTGTTGTGCTTGCTTTGACTTCACCGTTTACGGTTTCTAACTTTCGGGCTATTTCTTTAGTGTGGTTTCTTTGGTGCTGGTAAATTTTCGTCAACACGGAGTTTCTTTGGCGCTGTCGTTTAGTTCTAAAGCCCGTATCCTTTGTTAATTTGAAAACGGCGAAAATAGGGCAGTTAAGCAAGTTTTTGTTCTCGCCAACTTGCATTTTGAGATTGAGTTCTAGTTTAGCAGTTGTCCCTTTAGCTTCAGCGTTTTAAGCCAGAATTTTCGTGCTATATTTCAATATCTTGGCGCGTGCCAAAGGCTTTAGGGGCAGCGTACTAACAAACAATTCAAGAGGGATTCGTAACGCGTGGCATTTTTGCTATGCGTCAGTTTTAGTGATTAAGGCGGTTTGCAGTGGCATCGGTGTTGCGTTACTCACCCCTTAATTGGGCGTTATGTACTAAGGAGGCAGGATGCCAAAAACGTATTCCGGTTCATGTCACTGTGGTCTCATTCAATTCGAAGTTTTAGCCGATATTGACCATCTTCGAGAGTGTAATTGTTCCATCTGTATCCGTAGAGGTGCGCTAAATTTTAGAGTGCCAGCAGAGAATTTGACGGTTCTAACTCCCCTAGAAAATGCAGTTTTATACCAATGGGGTAGTGAGACCGCAGAAGACTACTTTTGCCCTAAATGCGGTATTCTGCCGTTTCGTAAACCTAGCCAATTGACCAAAGCTGAAATCGAGGAAGGCAAAATCCCATTTACTGGTTGGGCTGTAAATGCTCGTTGTCTTAGTGGGTTAAATATCAGTGAAATTCCAATCCTTAAAATAGATGGAGCATCCCTTTGAATACGTACATAACAAGCAATTTAAGAGGGATTCTCAACGCTTGGCACTTTGGCTTCTACTTCAAATTTAGTGGTTACGGTACAATGCGTTAGGTTAGGTGGTGGCGTTGTTCACCCCTTAATTGGGCGTTATGTTTAATTACGTAAAATCAGTTGCTTGCACTCTTTTTTGTTCACGCAGCTTTCAAGTTTTTCCCTTGTCGGCAAGCTAAATTCAGTGGTCGCTGTTTTCAGGACTCCTATTCGTGGGCGCGAAAAATTCAGAGAATTGCCTCATTTAAATCCAGTGTGTTGGCGAGGTGAGTGAAGTGTTCTCAATTTCAATGTTAGAGTTCCAGTTTTCTGTTTTTCACGCTAAAACTCAATGTTAGTAAAATCAAATTTATGAGCTAATTCAGTTTTTTAGCTCCTGATTTTGGTTTTCAAAGCTAAGTCGAGTTAAGCTCTTGGTGTTGTGAAACTTAACCCTTTGAGTCTTAAACATAACAAGGCGTTCAAGTGGGATTCATGCCGCGTGGCATTTTTGGTTTGCAGTGAGTTTTAGTGTGAAAGAGGTCTGCTGAAACTTGGTTTAGGCGGCATTCACCCCTTAACGCAGCGTTAGGCTTACAGAGGAAACTATGAAAATACTGTATTCAGGCGGTCTACAAGTTCGCTCTCACGATGCACAAGAACGCGTGTTAAATGTTAATACCTTCTTAGAGGGTGAATTTGCTTTCCACAACTTGTATCGAGAAGTTAAAGAAAGCGATTTTCCTATTGCTCAGGATTGCTTTGGCGACCAATTCCTTATTCGAGATAATTTGGTAGTTAAGTTGAATGCTGAAACTGGTGAGATTGATGAATTTGGTTGTACCTGGGAGCAATTTTTGGCTTGGGTAGACGAGGACCCAATTGAAAGATTGAATATTCCAAGCGATTTGGAGCTAAAGGTTGGTCAGCTGCTATTCGCTTATCCGCCTTTTTGTACTGTTGAAGGCAACAATGCATCAATAAAAGCAATTGATGGTATTGAGCTAATCAGCTTTCACGCAGATTTTGCAAGGCAGATAAATGGTGAAAGTTAAGCCTAACAAAGCGTTTAAGAGGGATTCTCAACGCTTGGCATTTTTAGTTTGAATCGGTTTAAGTGATTACGGCACAATGGTTTAGGTTAGGTGGTTGGCGTTGTTCACCCCTTAACGCGGCGTTATGCTTAATCACGTAAAATCAGTGGTTTATGATTTTTCTTTGTTCCCCAGGCTTGTTTGTTTCGAGTTTTTCGGCAAGTTGGCTTCAGTGGGCGCTGTTTTCCGGACACTTATTCTTTGGCGCTAAAAACTCTGAGAATTGCCTCAATCAATTCTCGGGCAAGCGCGAGGTTAGGGCGGTTGGCTCAATCAGAAATCCATTTCTAGGTTTTCAAACTTCAAACCAGGTTTGCCAAAATTCCGAGCCTGATTATCAAAACTATGATTCATTTCGGTTTTCTACTTTTTGGCTTTTGTGTGTAAATCAAAGTCGAGTTAATCTTGGTTCTGGTCAAACGTAACCCATTGAAGCTTAAGCATAACAAGGCGTTTAAGCGGGATTCATGCCGCGTGGCATTTTTGGTTTGCAGTGAGTTTTGGTGGTGAAAGTGGCTTGCGGAAGGTTGGTTTATGCGGCATTCACCCCTTAACGCAGCGTTATGTTCTAGGAGGAGTTTCATGTTCGGGAAAATATTTGGCAGGAATAAAGATAAAGCACTGAAAGAAAACGAAGTCCGGATAGTTCTTCCTGAAGAATCTTATACTTTACTTGAGTGGAAAAAAGATGACTTACCATGCGTAGGCATGTTGAACTCTGGACTCAATGGTTTTGAGCATCGCGAAATTTTTGGCTGGCATCTTTCTGTAATAATCGATTTTAATGACTTAACCGAGCATGGAATGCCTTCGGAAAATGAGCAAGCTATCGTTGACCCATTTTGTGATCAATTGGACGAAGAGATTAAAGCGGGTGGTAACGCGATCTTTCTTGTGAGAGAAACATGGAATAACACTCGTCGCGTAGTATGGCGAGTATATGACCCTGAAATTGCGCATCAACACCTTCAGTACATAGTTGACCATTATCGTTATCCACGACAATTTGATTGGCACATGGAACAAGATCTAAAGTGGGAGCAAGCTGATTGGTACTTCAAGCAGTTACGAACATAACAAACTGTTTAAGAGTGATTCGCAACGCGTGGCATTTTTGCTATGCGTTGCGTCTAGTGTTTAAGGTGGCATGCAGGAGCATCGGTATTGCGTTGCTCACACCTTAACAGGGCGTTATGTATCTTCGTGCAACTGAGTAAGGTAATTGGTAATGGATATTTCTCACCTTGATAAGGTTTTGAGCAACAACGGGTATGAATTTGATTTAAGTAATGACAAATTTGTCGTTAAATTAGGTGGCTTCGCCAATAAAGTAAAAATTTCTTGGGACATTAGTCGACAGAGTTATTGTTATTCTTACAGCCAAAAGATTACCCCTTTTCTTGCAACATTTTTTGGTGCATTTACGGTATATAACGTAATGGAGGGGGACCAGATAGGCGCTATACTGAAAGCCGCTATAAGCATTATGTTCTTTCTAATGACGGTGATTACTGAGTTGAAGGTTATTGAGTTGAGAAACTTGGTAAGGAAATCTCATTTGGAGACAATTGAAAGATCCGATACATAACAAACTGTTCAAGAGGGATTCGCAACGCGTGGCATTTTTACTTTGCGTTGGTTTAAGTGTTTAAGGTGGTATGCGGCGACTTTGGTACTGCGTTGCTCACCCCTTAACAGGGCGTTATATTGCTAAAGGAGTATTTAGAAATGGATGTAGATCTAATAATAAAAATAGCGATGCCTATCGTAACTCTGTTCCTTGGCATAGTGATAAATAGGTTTCTGGAAAACAGGGAGAAGTTAATAACTCATCTTGGCTATATTGCCTCACATAAGTTAGCTCCCAAAGAAGATGGTCAAGAGCCAACTATTGTAAACACACACTCTGTAATCCTGCGAAATAGTGGAAATAAAGCCGCGAAAAATGTCCGTGTGGGGCACAATTTCTTACCCGACTTCAATGTATACCCTGACATTGAATATTCGGTAAATGATTTACCTGGAGGCAGCAAAGAACTATTGTTCCCTACGTTAAGCCCTAAAAAAGAAATTACCATTTCATACTTATATTTCCCGCCAGATACATGGGCAGGAATAAACACACACATCGAATCCGATGAGGGTAAAGCTAAAGTTGTTCATGTTTTGCTACAACCACAACCTAAACCAATAGTTTTGAAAGTCATTTGGTTATTAATTATCGTGGGCTTGGTAGCCACAGTTTATGGTGTGGTAGAGCTAATAAAGCAGTTCGCAATATAACAAACGTTTTAAGACGGATTCGCAACGCTCGGCGGTTTTGGTTTGATTTAGCTTTTGTGTTTACGGTGCAATAATTGAGAATTTTGGTAGCGTTGCTCACCACTTAAGCGGGCGTTAAGCATATCTAGAGGATTACGAAATGTATAAACCTGAATTCCTAGAAGAATTACAGTCGACGAAGAGAAATTATTATATTGAATGTCACAATCTAATTAACGAGCTGATTGATATTTCAGAGAAAGTAGGCGGGGATGCTGGAGAGCATCTTAAATTTGGAGTGTCACGTCGACTCAGCATCCTAGCTGAAAGCCTAAATGCATTGTTTGAACTCACCCCACCAGATTTATCTGAATTAGCTGAAAGAGAAAAGCGGAATTTGGCTGACGCACATTTACATGCATTTTTAATTAATGTTAGCGGAATTATAGATAATATGGCATGGTCTATAGTCTACCACTACAAACTTGATGCAGTCGCTAAAAGAAAGCATGAAGTAGGGCTATTCCATACTAAGTTTAAAACTCACCTGCCTCAATTGACCAAGGGCAAGGTTGCTGAATTTAAAGAGTGGTATGACTTCTTAGTAAGCCAGCGGCATCCAACTGCCCATAGGATTCCACCTTATATAATTCCTTACATCGAAACGACAGAAGATGCTGCAAGAGATTTTACACCAATGTATATCCATTCACACAAGGATGGAAAAATAGTTTTCCTCCACTCTCAGTTGATATGTGATCTAGGAGCTGTTTTAGAGCTAACAAAGGTACTGATTTCTGACATACGCGAATCATATGCTTAACAATCTGTTTAAGAGTGATTCGCAACGCGCGGCATTTTTACTATGCGTTGGTTTTAGTGTTTAAGGTGGTATGCGGCGGCTTTGGTATTGCGTTACTCACACCTTAACAGGGCGTTAGCTCTCTTATGAATTTCATCACAAAATCAAAGAGCGTTGTGGGTTACGTTCTCTGTAGCAATCGATTCAGGAGGCATTATGAACACTAGGTTTTGCGAAAAATGTGGGAAGGACACTGAACACAAAGAAACAATGAAGCAAAAACCATCGAAATACGGCAAGTCCAAAAAAGAACAGTTCAAAGCGTTTTTAGATGGCTTCTTTAGTGGTTCCGCCGCTTCTTTACCTGGAGGTGCTTCTTTAGAGTTAACTGATAGGTATGTTGTTTGTACGATTTGTGGCAAAGCAACCATAGAAAATCATGGTCAAGAGTTTCAATAGCTTATGCGACATACAGAGAGCTAACAAAATGTTCAAGAGGGATTCGCAACGCGTGGCATTTTCGCTATGCGTTGGTTTTTGTGTTTAAGGTGGTTTGCAGCAACATCGGTATAGCATTGCTCACCCCTTAACATGGCGTTAAGTGCCAAGTGGCGTATAAACTTTGAAATCTCAATGCAACTGTGTTTATATACAGTTGGTGACTTGAGGTGGAGATTTGGTATGCATTGCTCAAACTGCGGATTGGAACATAGTGAAGAAAGTAATTTTTGTTCCAATTGTGGAACGAAATTAAAAAATGATGATGGAATCAATATCAATACAGGTGATAGCTCCGTTAATGTCGGGCTAAACAGTTCCATAGACAACAGTACGATTAATGTCTATTCGCCTTCACAAGTGGATCAAAAAGAAGTCGCTTATATTGAGCGAAAAAGTGTCAAACCTTTAAGTATCTTTGGGCTTCACTTAAAAACTACGTGGCTCATATATAGCGGAGCAATTTCTTTAGTCGGAAGCTTCGCAAGTATTTTTAGTTTCTGGGGGATAGGCAGTCATTGGATGATGCTGTTGATGCCCTTGGGAGGCTTTGCCTTTATTATGGGGCTCATGTTAAGTCGCCAGAAATTTGCCCATTTTTGGTCGTTTTTAAATTTAGAGTCGGGTGCTGACAAAAGAATTTATAGAACTGTAGTTGAGGGGGATTGCCCAAAATGTACAGGGAAATTGAAACTACGCAGTATTGGCCCAGAAAACAACAAGACTACAGTTGTCCGCTGTACTAGAAATCCTGACCATGTTTGGGGCTTTGATCCTACCGTTTTAGACGATCTATAAGGCACTTAACAAAGCGTTTAAGACAGATTCCCAACGCATGGCATTTTTCATTCCATCGTTGGGTTTTGTGTTTAAGGTGGTAAGGTTTAGGTTCAGTGGTGGCGTTGCTCACTACTTAACGCGGCGTTAGAAAACTATAGGAAGTACAGTGGAACCATATTTTGAATTAGCATTTGCTTTAGAATCGAAATCATTAAGCTTTTTTGTAGGTACTGGGTTTTCTATGTACCTTACTGATGGGGCAGCTCCGAGTTGGCTGAGCCTCTTGAAAGATTGTGCTAAACAAATTGATGGCGGTGATGAGTTAATTGAACAGCTATTTCCTGATAATAAGCCGATTATGCCTTTAGAAGAGTGTGCAAGCATTATACAAGCTAAGATGCACACTAAAGGACTTTGCTTGCATGCAGAGATCGCTAAGGTCATTGATACTATCAAAATTTCAAATTTTGATAAGCCTGCAATAGAGTTTATAAAAAATAATGATGGCTTGAAATTTATGACAACAAATTATGATTTGTTGTTAGAAAAACAAGTTTTAGATGGACTTCCTGTTACATCATATGCAATAGGTTATCCTATTCATAGACAGCCAAAAGGAACGCAGGTTTATCATGTTCATGGTTCAGTTAAGTATCCTAAAAAAATGATAGTAACAGCAGATGATTACTATCGTTTTATCAATAGACCCGATTATTTTTCACATAAAGTTGAAACACTATTTGAAGAAAATACAGTAGTAATAATTGGGTATTCATTGGGTGATATTAACTTTAAATCAATATTGAACAAGTTACGTAGCAATCGTCAACACGACATAAATAGACAACACTTATTTTATTTGTCGAGAAGTGTTGTAGATCAACATATCAAAGATTACTACGACCGTTCATATGGTTTAAGGGTAATAGATGGTGTTGAAGTCGATGAGTTCTTTACGGCACTATCTGAAAAACACAGTGAGATTAGTCCGCGAGTTGATAAATACGAATCACTGTTACTACCGGTATTGGAGAAAAAGAAAAAATTTACTGATGCTTACCTTAAGAAAAGCGACTCGTTTTTTGAAATTCTTGCGCTTTTATCATCGAACGGAATCATTGTCTCACACCAGAGTGTGATGGAAGTTTTACTTGATGTACTTGAGAGAAAGCGAGGATTCACGACAGAATCAGGAGCATGGGAGCAATACGTTCACTTAGCAAAATGGCTTATTCACCTTGGTTCTATCATGGATATATCAGGTACTCCACTTGAGGAGACATACTTAAAAGCTGTAGAACGTTCTTTCAATAATATGTCTAAAAAACGAACTCTAGGTTTGTCGTGGCATGCGTTTAAGGCTTGGAAAAATCATTGGTGTGATTTGACCTATGATAATCGTGTTATGGTCTACAACTATATGATTAAAAAGGGTGTAAACTCTGACGGCAGTGAAGTAATCGAACAATAGTTTCTAACAAAGCGTTTAAGGCAGATTCCCAACGCATGGCATTTTTCATTCCATCGTTGGGTTTTGTGTTTACGGTGATATGGTTAGGTTTCGTGGTGGCGTTGCTCACTACTTAACGCGGCGTTAGTACTGGATTGGCATCAATGGTAAAATTTTCGGAGTTTATCAGTTTCTTTTCCTTGCTTACACCTGGTCAAATGTGCCTTTCACGTTCTTTCCGGTGGCACTGTATGAGTTGTGTTCGCGTTGATTTCACCGTTTACGGTTTCTAACTTTCGGGCTATTTCTCTGGTGCGGGTTCTTTGGTGTGGTTGGTTTTATGAGTCAGAAATGCTTTTCACTGGCGCAGTTGTTTAATCCTGAAGCCCGTATCCTTTGCTAATTTGAAAGCGGTGAAAATAGGTTAGTTAAGCAAGTTTTTCTTCTAGCCAATTTGCGTTTTGAGGTTGAGCTGTAGTTTGGCAGTTGCCCCTTTAGCTTCAGCGTTTTAAGCCAGAAGTTTCGTGCGATATTTCAATATCTTGGTGTATGCCAAAGGCTTTAAGGGCAGCGTACTAACAAACAATTCAAGAGGGATTCGTAACGCGTGGCATTTTTACTATGCGTTAATTTTAGTGATTAAGGCACCGTGCGGTGGCATCGGTGTTGCGTTACTCACCCCTTAATTGGGCGTTAGTTGCCAACGAGGAAAACGCAGCTAAAGCAGAATGTTTAGGGTTAATGTCCTTGTGTTTTTGGTTAGGTTTTCGCATTTCAATTTCTAGTTATTTGGGTTTGTGAAAATCGTGCTTTGGTTCCTTGTGCGGTTTGGGTTTTCTGTTTCAGAAGCCGATTAGTTTGTTGAAAGTCTGCTCTGTTGCATAGTCGTTCCAAAGGTTTATTTTGTGTTCAAAGTCCGTTTTCTACGGCGTTGTAAATTCCAAGTGGTTTCAGTGACAGGCGCTTTGAAACTGCGCCTGATTTGAGTTTTACAAAATACGTAAAGGTCGTGTTGGCAAAGTGCTCATAAACTTCAAATTAAAGCCTTGGATCTGGCAACTAACAAACTGTTCAAGAGGGATTTTTAATTTCCACCTAAGTTTTTGTTTCTTAACGCTTTATGTTTCTTTTGCCACTCGTTGGGGGACATTTAGGGGAACTGCAAAAAATAACTTTAAAATGAGATCTGAATCACGTGTTGTGTCAATAAGTTCGCTCTATTTGTTATCTGAATACAGATAAATTTTTCTTTATCATAGGTAATTTGTTAGCTCAGATAAATTACCTAATACAATTTGTTGACCTTGAGGATTAGACTTCTGCGTGTGTATATCGATGCTATAAGCATCTAGAACATACCGTATTAATGATGCATTTGTAGCGATGCTAAGAACGCCGTCACTCATGGCATAGTCTTTTTCAATTACCTTTTTCTGTTGCTCGTTCAAACGCGGGTCAGGCACAATATCAACATTCACTTTAGTGCTCCAAAGCTTGTCAGCGTGTTTGTCGTAAGTGGCTTGATCGTTAATATCCGGTATCCCATGAATACGGCTTAGCACAAAGTCGCGAAAGCCACCAGCATGTTCACAATAAGCGCGAACATGCCAGCGTAGTGGGGTACAAACTAAGTTATGAGGGGAAATTATGCGCCCCGAGCACTCACCATCTTTTAACGATGTGTAGCAAATGTCGACACGTTGTTTCTCTCGTATCGCCTGTACCAAAGGACGTAATACTTGTGGTGAAATGTTGCGTGTGACTGGGCGTACCATGGTTGTGTTTTCAAAGCCCATATTGAGATCAGCAAATGTTACTGTCATGTCTTCATTACGAGAAAGAATGTGCAGATACTCATCCGCATGACCACTTGTTAACTTGGGAACAAAGCTATCGCTCGGCTTGTAGCCTTTAAGCTGTTTGTCGTAAATCAGGTTGCCAGGTGCTATATCAACTAAGTAAGTATTGATGTCTTTGGAGGCTTGCTGCCGACCAATGCCAAAGCTCTGTATTAAGTGGTTGGTATTTAATCTTCCTTCCCACAAAGCAACAATTTCAATCATTCGGTATCGAAACAGTAGATCCCATCGAATTGGCCATTTAGTCATTTTAGATTCCTGTCTAGTTATTCGACATGTTTATGTATTCAGTATTTACCTGTCGCTAATGACGTCATACTATGGTCTGGTTAATAAAACATCAAGGCCTGCGGGGGTAATGTTGTATGAACGTGTCGATAGAAGAGTTTACTCATTTTGATTTTCAGCTCGTTCCCGATCCATCGCCGCTTGATCTTGTCATTACTGAATCACTCGAAAATTACACTAAACTTAATGGCGCTAAATCTGGTGCTTTGCTTCCATTACCGTTTCAGACCGGAATCGGGAAAACATACACGGCATTAAACTTTTTGCTCCAGCAGATGCTCGTTCAAGTGCAAAATGAATTACAGGAAGAAAAGAGCGGTAGTAGATCCAAGCGTTTACTCTATTACGTTACAGATTCAGTAGATAACGTCGTAAGTGCGAAAGCAGAATTGTTGAAGTTAATTGAGGAACAAACAGTCAAGGGTGAGCCTCGCTTCACTTTAGAACAACAAGACTACCTTAAAGCACAAATAGTCCACCTACCTAACCAGTCAGAGCAGTTGTTGCAATGTTCTGATGCTGTCTTGAATCAAGTATTAGTTGGATTTGACTTGAACGCCGAGCGCGATGTTAAAGCAGAATGGAGCGCTATATCGGGCCTAAGGCATCATGCGAGCAAGCCAGAAGTTAAAGTTTCTTTAAGTCGTCAAGCCGGTTACTTTTACCGCAATTTAGTTGCCCGCTTGCAAAAGAAACAAAAAGGGGCCGATAGAATCTCGCTGAATGGCTCGTTACTGACCTCTGTTGAAGCACTTCTGCCGGGAGAAAAAATCCGCAATGGAAGCGCTCATGTTGTTTTCTTAACGACGAGCAAGTTTCTGAAAGGCTTCCACAATACCCGCTCGCGCTACAGTCCATTACGCGATTTAAGTGGTGCGGTGCTTATCATTGATGAAATTGACAAGCAAAATCAAGTCATCCTTTCCGAACTGTGTAAACAACAAGCGCAGGACTTAATTTGGGCTATAAGAACTCTGAGAGCAAACTTTCGAGATCACCAACTTGAGAGTTCGCCTCGCTACGACAAGATTGAAGACCTGTTTGAACCACTGCGTGAGCGACTCGAAGAGTTTGGCACCAAGTGGAACCTAGCGTTTGCGTTTAATACGGAAGGACCTAACTTGAATGAACGACCTGTTCGGTTGTTTTCAGATAGAAGCTTCACGCATGTAAGCAGTGCCACTCATAAGCTGTCATTAAAATCAGATCTATTGAGGCAGAAAAATCTCATATTTAGTGATGAGAAAGTGGAAGGTTCTCTCATTGAAAAAAATGGGCTTTTAACCCGCTTTGTCAATGAAGCGGATGTTATATACCAGTGGTTTCTTGGCACTATGCGTAAAGCCGTATTTCAGTACTGGGAGAACGTTCGTAGCCTTGAAATTGAAGGGCGCGAAAATAGAAGCCTAGAAGGAACGTTTCAAGAAGCCGTTCAATCCCTGCTGACTCACTTTAACCTACAAGAATTTGAGTCTGCTGTTTACGAGTCTTTTGATACTAGGGGGCTGCGGCAATCAGCAGGTGGACAAGCGAGCAAGTTGAGTTCTAGCAAGAGCTACCATCATACCGGAATGAAACTTGTTGAAGTCGCCCATAATCAGGGGACTCGCGATACCGTAAATTGTAAAGCGTCATTCTTAAATCTTTCACCATCGGGTGTCTTGGCGGATATGGTTGATGCCGGAGCTGTTATTCTCGGTATAAGTGCAACAGCGAGAGCTGATACCGTAATACATAACTTTGATTTTAAGTACTTGAATGAGCGTTTAGGTAAAAAGCTTTTGTCTTTGTCGAGAGAGCAAAAGCAGCGGGTAAATGATTATTATCATAGTAAGCGCAACTATAAAGATAATGGTGTGGTTTTAAAGGTTAAGTATCTTAATAGTCGAGATGCGTTTCTTGATACTTTGTTAGAAGAATATAAGCCGGAGGCTCGCTCAAGCCACTTTACCCTAAATCACCATCTGGGTATTGTTGAGTCAGAGCAGGCATTTGTTCGGAGCTGGCTGTCTAAGCTCTTAGCGAGTATTAAAGCGTTTATGTCAGTTCCTGATAATCGTTATATGCTGTCGCTGTTAAACCGTACTCTTGATACAACACGTCAGGATATTAATGAATTCATCCAGTTTTGCTGTGATAAATGGGCGATAGAATTTAATGTTCCAACCAAGACATATTTTGGCGTGAACGCTGATTGGATGAGGTTAGTTGGCTATGATGAAATTTCCAATCACCTAAACACAGAATCAGGGAAAGTCGTTGTGTTCAGTACATATGCTTCAATGGGTGCTGGTAAAAACCCTGATTATGCAGTCAATTTAGCGTTGGAAGGTGGAAGCCTAATATCCGTTGCCGATGTCACTTATAGCACCCAGCAGCGAAGCGATATAGACAGTATATATCTTGAAAAACCTACTCAGCTAATGTTGTCAGATGATTATTCGCATACTGCTAACCAGCTTTGTCAGTTTCACCAAATCTTATCTTTGCAAGAGAACGGAGAGTTGTCGCCGAAAAGTGCTGAAAGCTGGTGTCGTCAGCAACTTATGGGCATGAGCAGAGAGCGCTCTTTACAACAATATTACCAAACAAGTGACTACCAAAGCGCGGTAAGGAAATACATTGAACAAGCGGTAGGAAGAGCCGGGAGAACGTCTTTGAAACGAAAACAAATTCTCTTGTTTGCTGATTCCGGTTTGAAGGAAATTCTGGCGGAAGAGAGTAGAGAGCCAAGCTTGTTTTCGCACGAATATGTTGCTTTGGTTGATAAAGCGCAATCAGCGAACAAGGCGAAAGTTGAGGATCGAGCTATTCGTCGTTTGTTTAATCTTGCTCAACGAAACAACAAAGACGGTATGCGGTCAATCAAAGCACTAGTTCGTCGTCTACATAATCAACCTGCATCTGATAATGATATTCAAGAGTGGCAAGACATTAGAACTCAGTTACTTCGCTATCCGACGATCGTCTCTCAACCGGAGCGATTTAATCGATTGTACTTACAGTCTATGACCAACGGTTACTACCGTTATCTGGGTAACTTAGATGGTGATCCGAATGCCTTCGAGTTCTTTGATAGAGTGCCTACTGGCGATATGGTTTCTGAGGAAGCATGCAACCTAGCTACGTTAGTTCAGAACCAATATGTGAGGCCGTGGTTTGAACACAAAGGTTTTGCCTGTTCGTGGCAAAAAGAAGCGTATGTGATGACGCCAGTTATGTTTACCAACATTTATAAGGGAGCATTGGGCGAGCAAGCGGTAGAGGCGGTGCTAACAGCATTCGATTTTATCTTTGAAGAAGTTCCACATTCTATTTACGAGCGATTTGATAATAGAGTCAAATTTGCAGGGGTTGAGCAACCGATCTGGCTAGACAGCAAATACTGGAAGCATGAAGGTAATGAAATCAGCGAAGATTACAGTTCGAAAATTTCATTGGTAGAAGAAGAGTTTGGACCTTCGAAGTTTATTTACGTGAATGCGTTAGGGGATACCTCAAAGTCGATTAGATATTTGGACTCGTGCTTCGTAGAAACCTCACCACAGTTAGCTAAAGTTATTGAAATTCCTGCACTAATTAATGATAGCAATGCCGATACCAACCTAACCGCAGTACAGGAGTTGATAAAATGGTTACACAACAGCTAG